TTAATTTATTTTTAACATTGGATCAATTTATATGTATTAATATTTTTTGATTTTTAAATTATTTTTTATTTTGTCTGAATTATAATTTAATTGTTTGTTGTCTCAGTATTGATTATGACGGGGAAACTTACGGGATTTTTATTTGAAAGTATTTTTTATGCTTTTTGTTGGTATTGAAAATATTTTCATTTTTTGTTGTAATTACAACGAACAATTTCGATCTTAAACTTTTCCCCGATATATCCTCCCCCTTATTTGAAATAGCATAAAACCTATATCTTTTATGCTATTTTTACGTTATTATATTTCCTTCATGAAAAGTCAAAAACAACAAAATATTGTATCCTCATAAGGTATAAAGCACTATATATAGGGGGTCCTTTTACGTTTTGTTTCCTTTTTGTTTTATACCCCATAGGGGTATGTCTTACATTCCCACCCCCACCCCAATTTTCATGTTCGAATCACCTTTTACCTCGAAATCGACCTCGAAACAGTGTTCGAAAATTCCATCAACCACGCTACTTTTCGACCTAAAAATCTCCCGCAAAAATTACCTCGAAATTGTCGATTTTACCATTTTAGGAACCTCAATCTCGCACCACTCAAACTTTTTTCGAGCATCATTCCATTTTGCAACGAACACACAATTTTAAAGCTGTTTCTTCTATAGATGATATACCTCGAAACTGCCGATGAAATCTGTGATTCCGCTGCTCTACTCCAATATCCTTTCCCGGCAATTTTCGAGCTTCATTTTTTTTGCAAGAAAAAAAGACTACGGATTTTCGCCGTAGCCTTAATGCTGTTTATGACACAGGAACTATCGTACACCAGTTCATGATTTGTACAAGAATCTTATTTTCACTTTCATCGCATACATAAGGGAAACCAACTTTCATTGATTGTCCAGGTTGAATTCCATCAATTACCCCTCCAACAAACACATTATACTCATCAGGAGAAGCCCATGCAGTATTCTCAACATTTTTAATCATATAATTACAATCCATTACTCTCAAAAAATTATCTGCAAAAATTAATCCAGGATAATTATCTGTGTCATTGTAAGAATCGTTACGAATTTGCATTTCCAAAATACCATAATATTTGCCATCGTCCAAATTGGGATCATACTCTGCCCAGTTGACTTTCTTGAAACCGTCTATCGTGATATCTAAAACTCCATAGTCCGTATCAGCTTGAATTTCTCTATTCTCGTATGAAATCCAATTCACGGTTCCATCATTTATGAGAGATTGTAAATCTTCCTTATATTCATCTGCGACTTGAAAATTATATTCCTCACATAATTTTTTCAAAGAGCTTCGACGAATTTCTGTTCCTTTCTCATTATACAATTCATTAAATTGATCTAAATCAGACGAGAAATATGGAATGGCTGTTTCCTGACTTGTAATTGCGTCCATATAATCATGAGCTATGGTATTAAAATCTTCATCTTGGAAATTCACCGATTCGTATTCTTGCAATTTATTCTTTTCGGATTGAATCGAGATCTCCAAATCAGATGCATAAGTATCCGTACTCGTACTATTGTCTAAACTAAACCTTGATTCCAACCCAGATTTCAGATCTTTTAAAAAATCTTCCTGTTCGCTATCGATTGGTTGACCTTTCGTACACCCGCCAAGTATTAAGATAGGAATTAATAAAAACATTGCTTTGTATTTCAAAATCATCTTCTCCTTATTGCCAAACTCTTTTGATTAACCATATAATATATAAAAGTCTTCGTCATCATAGCTTTGCAGCGCTAAACATAAGTAGCCATTTTGATCTACAAAGAAATATCCGGGCCTTTCATTTTTTCTGACATCATCATCCATCCCAAACTCTTCATCATGTTTAAAAGTAACCTGTGTATTCACTCTTGCTTTTTGCAATTCTCTGTTTTCATTCTGAACTGTAATTTCTTTGGTAGCCACCTGTTCTATTTTAAAAGTATAATTAGCAGAAGAATCGTCTATAAACAAATTTGCATATGGAGGTTCATCTAAAGTATCTGCTTCATTCGCAATAATCCATGTAGGACAATTATTTTTCTGCTTTACAAGAGGACTAAAATCCCAAGGAAGTTCTAGTGAAGTGTCTAATACTGCATATGGGTAATCTTTGTTCAATGGAGTATCTGTCTCCGCACTATAACATTCAGATTGCCCTTCAGATTTCGTAGATTCAGTCGTTTCCTCTTCATCAGTGGTTTGAGGATTTATCTCTTCATATAAAATTCGATAATTCTCGGACAGTTTATTATATTTTCCCTGCAACGATGATAAATTTGAAATTAAAACAAGAATAATACATACCGCTGCAATTTCGCATCCAATTCTGATCCATTTTACTAAAGATGTTTTAGACTTATTTATACTATTGGTCCCCTGGCCATTGTTTACGTCTTCATTTTTTATTGATATGTTCTGTTCCTTTTTCTCTTCCATAACTATTCTCCTTATGATTTGTAAAAATTTTATGTTTATGTCTCCATTCTACCATACAACGTTCCAAAAAGCCACGATCTGTATCAAAAATTACCACCGGATTTTGCCGCAAAATATGTTGACGCAATTCTCCCGGTGTGCTACACTAATTATAGCAAAACGTCAATTGTATCCTGGCAAGATACAGTTACACTCAGAACAACGCAAGAGAAAGGAATAGTGTTTTTTTGTCTACAAATTTCATAATAATTATTATCCTTGCAGCTACTCTTCTGCTTCATGTAGCTTGTGCATCCGATATCCACATTTTCTTTTCTGTAATAAAAGATCGTAGAGGTGGAAAAGTTACAGAGCCAAGAAGTATTGCAGAACCGAAACAGTACATTTATAGAAGATGTAGTGGTAGGTGTCCACCTCGTCGATCTGTTTTTTGGTATTCTGCAAGAATAGCAAAAAGACGAGCATCGGAGATGCGCTGTCAAGTATACTCTATTGTACATCACAACTTTATATGGTTTGATACTTCGTAAATTTTGCCTACTATTATTGTAGCTATAATTGTTACATTAAAACTCTACAGTTTCATTCTGAAATGTAACTGTCATTATTACATTGAAACAGAGAAAATAAAATTTTAGATGTAACCTTTATTGCTACAATAAAACGTAAAAAATTTATAAAAATTTTATTTTTTACAAAATCGTTGGTTGGCGAAATATTATGATGGTTTTAAATATATGGATGGTTTTAAGTACTGTATACTCTTCTCCGGGGTCGATAAGCTGAGAAATATGCAATAATTGTCATTATGTACTGATCTCATCATCTCAAAATAGCAAAAACATTTTTTCAAGAAAGAATAACGATATAAAAAGGAGTGAATTTATGGCTAATATTATTTCATACAAAGATGCAGGAATTTCTGTGTTCTCAAACACGATTAGAGCCTTACTGACTTATTTTGCTTTATCTTCTGACGGAACGGTGATCTTTTCCAAAAAACTGCTCTTCTATTTATTGAAGATGGAAGAGCCGGAAATGATAAAAACAAGGCATTCTCATCTAATGAAGAAAATTGAAGTTGCTCTGCAAGAACTCATGGATCATAAAGAAATCGATGTAGTTACAAAATTCAAGGATGGATATATTGTGACATCTAATTCGATCTGGGTAGATGGGAACGAGGATTACTTTGCAAAAATGGATTTAGAGGATATGCAAAAAATTTTTGCAAACTGTATACGTCCGTTCCAGTTATTTGATTTTTACGGAAAACTTCTACTTTCTATCGGATTTGATACGAAAGCTTATCATCTATCTCAGGAGCAGATGGCAGAACGATGGAATCTCAATCGGGCAACAGTGCGGAACTACATTAATACACTGGAAGATCTGAATCTGATTTATGTATATCGGTGCCAGTGTCGGTACCCGGACAGTCAGCAGGTCGTAGGACATTTTTATGGAAGATATGAAGATCGGGATGAAATTGAAAAGACTGCTGAGGAGTATCTGCGGACAATCAAAGCGGTGCCGATTCGGGAAGACTTCCGTAGAAAACACCAGTCTGTAAAAAAGCGATATAAAGCTTTTGTGGGCGGTGCGAAAAAATACCGTGAAGATCCGGAGCTGATTTTGGAACTTTACAGGGAATGCCAATCATATAATGACTTTTATTATCTCTATAAAAATAAAAAGCCGGAACTGGCAGAGGAATACGGATATTCTCCACTGGACTTATCCCCGTTTGATCCGTATCTGGATTCTTTCGGGATTCAACCTACTACAATAACAATCAAGGAGGATGCAAAACAAGAATTATGCACAACGGAAGACTAACAATTCAAGACTTAAAAGATGCTCGATACATTGATTTACCGTCTACCACTGCTACTTTCTCTCCTCATATGACGGATGCTCAGTGGCAACAACGCTTTCTTCTTATGAAGAGTATGGTAGAACCTTCTACTGAGAAGAAATTCTACAAGGGGAAAGGTCGAGAAGGATCTTACGATCCGGATCAACCTCCGGATAGATACGACGGTGCTACCGAATGGCAGTATTACGTAGCTTGGATCAATGATATACTCCGGCAAATTCGGAAAGGGCATACCGAATATACATATTTTTGTTATCAGGTACGGGACCTGCTCCGGTTCGAGCATGATCGGCTGCATACCCGATACTTTCCGAAAGATCGCACTGTAGCGGTGTGGATTGAATAAGTGTTTTCGGCTGGCAAACGAAACACGGCAAAACATCAATATCATTTATTTTTCAAAATTTTTACAACTAAATATAGGAGGACACATGACTTATAGCGATTTCGTACAAGAAGCATGTCCAAAAGAACTGTTTCTCAAATTAATGCACGGCATTCAACGACAGTATTCTTTTTTTGATGCGATGAATACAGTTCTCGCAGAATACGGAAGCGATGGCTACATTCTCCCATCCGATCAGGACTACCTTTTAATTTATTTGATGGAACGCATATTCCACGATGACGAGAATCAATGGATTTCATATTTTTTGTTTGATTTGGATTTTGGAACAAAATACCAGGATGGGTTTGTTGTAATGAGTAATCGTATGGTTCCTCTCCGGACCCCGGAAGATTTGTATGATCTTCTTATGAATAATCTGTGGGAGGAGGATGCGGATGGCTCTCGATAAGCAGGTTGATATGTACTCTGTTGATACAGGGCATTTTTACAGCAATCATGAAAAGTATTTGCATGATATGAACTGTAAGTATCGGCAGGAACGAAACTACGTCAAAAACAAGCGCACAGAATTGGAAAATGATCTTATCAAAGCTGGATTTGCGAAAGAAGAAATCAAGTACTGGAATTTGTATACGATTGAAGATTTTCAGGAGATGCATTCACCGGTAATGGAAATTCCGGAAACTTGGGAACTCATTGAGAAGTATGCTTTCTATAACTCTTTAATTCATCATAAGAGAGAAAAAGCGAAGGAATCAAAACTTAAACTATTAACATTGCTGAAAAATCGTATGAAACAGAACGAGTTGACTGATGGAAAGGATCACCGGCGCCTGTTGCGGGAACAGGATCTATCCGATGCAAATGTGGTTTCTGTGTTTGAATCGTGTTTAACCCGGACAATTGGAGTGAAACAAGATGAATTAACGGATGATTTACTGGTAGTCCAGATCTATTACTTTGATATTTTTAAGGATATCTCATACTACGGGTTCTGGTATCATGGTGAGAAATACCGATACCTTACTTCTTCAGCGGGTCAGATCCGAAAGAAAAAAGCTGTTTTCATTAAAGAAAGTACATGGAAGCGAATCGAGAAAACCATCATGTGTGGGTTGACGATAGAGCAGATTAACGCTCACGGCGGGAATAATGTAAACAAGCACTTAGCATACCTTGCTTTGAGCAACTCTGCAACCGACTTGTGGGAGGAATTTGATATCGACCGGTGCATTATCGTTGATGATTTTGAAACGCAGGTATGGGGAACTTTCGATTTCATTGACGAGAAGGATTATTCAATTACCCGGAAAACGGATTATGTGCCTGTGCCACATACGGATGGGGCCGGTATGATTCTCCCGATGGCATTCGGGGTCCCGCAAAAAAATACTATGGTACGTTTAAGTTGGGTGAAAGGTCTTCTCGGAGTGTTCGATTTCGTTGGGTTCATTCAGGAGCATAACTACTCCCCGGTCATCAAGGATATTTATGGGAAAGAACATGATGTTATTGAAGAGGAAATCCAAATCATCTTTACGAAAAGCCAATTTAAAATGGCAAAGCACTTCCATTCGTGGGAGCAATACAAAACATGGTTCAAGCAATATGGATGTACTGCTGGTCGATGCAATATCGAGGAAGACCGGATCAAGAATGCAAAGATCAATTACCAGATGCTTCAGACACTGACGGATATTACTGATGAAGAAATTGAGCAGTTGACATCTGTATCAGCAAATCGCATCCGGAATATCTGCAATTCCGAGGAAACGATAAAAGATATTTTAGGGATCACCCCGTACAATTTACATCCGACACCATTCCAGGAGGCAGTGAAGATTTACCCGTCACTGCTGAATGATTCTTATGTAACGGACGTTCTCAGGGAAATCAAAGATAGTCTCTTAAAAAAGTATCGTAGTGGAAAATTGGAGATTGGAGGGAAATATACCTTTGTATTACCTGATTTCTACGCAGCTTGTGAATATTGGTTTGGACACATTGAGAATCCGGCGGGGTTACTGCAAGATGGTGAAGTCTTCTGTTGGCTGACACGCAAGGCAGAAAAGGTAGATTGTCTGCGTAGCCCGCATCTTTATAAAGAACATGCGGTGAGATTCAATATCGCAAATCAGGCATATGGACAACGATCTGCGGAAATCCGCAGGTGGTTTACTACAAATGGGATTTATACCAGTACGCATGACTTGATAAGCAAGATTTTACAGTTTGATGTGGACGGAGACAAGCTACTGGTTGTAACTGATCCAGTTTTTGTATCTATCGCAGAGCGTAACATGAATGGGATTGTTCCTCTTTATTACAATATGATGAAAGCAGAGTCTACTACATTGAATAAAGAGAATATTTATAAAGGGCTTCATGCTGCTTTTGTTGGCGGAAATATTGGAATGTACAGTAATCATATTTCGAAGATCTGGAACCATGAAGTATTTGTTTCTGGAACATTGGAAGAAAAACAAAGGGCGATTGACTGTGTAAAACGGTTATGTTGTCAGGACAACTTTGTTATCGATTACGCCAAAACATTATATAAACCAGAATTTCCAAAAGAAATCGGGAAAGAAATTTCTTATTACACAAACCGCAAACTTCCTGCATTCTTTGAATATGCCAAGGATAAAAAGCCAGAACAGGTTGAACCTCGAAATCAGAGCTTTGTAAATAAACTTTTTACGAAGATTCCAAATACACGTATTAATACCAGAGGTTTGAAACTCGGAACAATTAATTATAAAAAAATGATGGGGAATGTAAATATTGTTTGTTCTAAAGAAGTATCTCAACTATACCGGGAACTAAACCAACAGTATCGCTATATGATAAACATGAAAGAGGAATACGAGGACAATCTGCATTATGTAGCCTGTCAGATCCGGATGCAGTTTACTGATCTTGGATATTCAAATGAAACCATTGCAGATATGCTGGTTTATTACTTGTACAAGACTCCTCACCGATCCAAGCAGATGCTTTGGTTTGCTTATGGAAAGTACATAGTGGAGAATTTAAAGAAGAATTTAGAAATTCCTGCCACAAAGATTGTGGAATGCGTAGATTGCGGAGAGTGGTTTGAGGTCCCGGCGAGATCCAAAAGCCATCGTTGTGCAATATGTCAGCACAAAAAAGATAAGGAAAGCAAACGAAAATATTGGGGAAAATCTCGTTAAATTTTTAACACTAGAATTATCTCAACTATCTCAAAAACGCCCGTGTTTGCGGTCAAAATCCATTTTTGTGAAAAAGTACCAAAATGGAGAAAATGACCGTTGGTGCGGTCGGAATGAGCGATTTTGAAATGTGGCATAAGGGAGAAGACACGAACTCCTAGACATGTCGTCCAAATAACAATCTCAAAAGGAGCTTAAATATGTTATTTTTTACCAATATAGACTTGTCTATTTTTACTAATCGAACAGGTGGTGCTTGAGAATGGTTATAACCAAAGAAGATTTAATAAAACGTGTGGCGCAATCTCAGAAGATCCCAGCATCGACGGTACGGAAGGTTTTGAATGCCGTAGAGGATAATGTGGTCGAATGCTTATCTTCCACCACCTCGGCCGAAGAAAGAGTGATTAAACTATTTTCAGGCTTGCATATTGTTGCAAGGCATGAGGTTCTGCAAATGAAAGGATGTTTACGGGATATAGAAGCAACACCAAAAATACGGCTGCGTGGTGAGATAAAACGCAGCTTAACAGATAAAGTGAATAGATAGCTTTGTGCCAGGGATATTTCTCTGGCACTTTCATATATGAGGCGGGTTATGCTGGAACGGTCCCACACAGGCCCCATAAGCCTGAGAAACGAGTTCGACTCTCGTACCCGCTATTTTCATGAGGTGTAGCCCAGTTTGGTTAAGGCGCACGGTTAGGGACCGTGAGATCGCAGGTTCAAATCCTGTCGCCTCAACTTCACCCTGTTCAGGGAATATACACAGAAAGGGACGATTTTTATAAAAGAAATCAGTAAATCCGATTTAGAAAAACTGCTGAATGCGGGAGTTATTCGCAACACTTCCCGTGGTTTCGTGAATCGGAAAGGATATCATATTGGATATTATCGGACTCGTGGTTGCGCCGGTAAACGCTATATCCAAGACTATTATGCTGATAAAGCAAAGTCATTATAAGACATATCAGTACAGACAGAAAGGTGGGACTTAACCATCAGCAAAAAGAAACGTGAAGTATCGATTGAAGTGATCGGCGGTAATGCTGAAGGTGTTACTGGCAGTTGCACGAAAATCGAATGCTATGGACAAACACTTTTATTTGAACTCGGTATGATTCAGGATAACCATACCATATTGGAAAATTATCGGGCAAATTCCAGAATGATATCCAAAATTAAATCTAAAGAGATCGATATGGTCATTATAGGACACGTCCATACGGATCATATCGGAAGCCTTCCCACTCTATTTGCCAGAGGGAATGATCATGCCAGAATTATTGTTCCCCGTGGATCTACACGCATTTTAAAAGAAATGCTACTGGATTGTGCATACATTAATCAGCGTGATTGTGAGACGTTGAACCTAAAATCAAAAAGTTCTGACGGTAAATATACCCCTCTTTATACGGAAGATCAGGTATATCAAGTGCTTGCTCATATAGAAGAAATTGAAATTGGTAAAATAGTTCAGCTGAACGATCATGTTAGCATCAGGTATACTCCATCAGGACATATTCTGTGTTCTTGTCAAACAGAACTGTATATCAATGGAGGATCGCATACCAGAAAGATCCTATTTACTTCTGATTTAGGGAATTCAATGATTGAAGACCGCAAAGTATTTGTTGAACCTTTTCATCCAATCACAAGCAGCAATATTGTATTTGGTGAATGTACTTATGGAAATCGGTCAAGATCTATGACCAAAAAGGATATTAGCTTGGATCGTGAAAAGATCAAGACTGTAATCGATCAGTTTTGTATTCAAAATCATCGCAGGGTACTTATTCCTACTTTTTCTTTAGATCGGACTCCATTTATTCTTTGGGAGCTTTATCAAATATGGGGAAATGATCCGAATTTTTCAATCCCTATATTGGTTGATAGTCCTCTGGCGAATCGACTCTTGGATTGCTACGGCGAAATCCTTGAAGGCGAAGCGAAGGTCAAGTTTGATGAAATGATGCAGTGGAAAAATATACAACGCATTATTTCCCCAGAAGAAAGTAAAGCTGCCGTTTCTGATCCAAGAGCTAAAGTAATCCTAAGTTCATCAGGAATGTTGACCGCAGGCCGTAGCATCAAATGGACACAAAGCATTCTTCCTCGTGAAGAAGATACCATCTTATTTGTCGGATATGCCGGCGGGGATACGCTTGCGGGCAAAATCAAGAATAACCAAAATCAAAAAACGATTTCTATTAATGGGAAATCGATCAAGAATAAATGTCAGATCATTGATCTGCATAGCTTCAGTTCACATATGCAACGAAAGGATTTGCTCAACTACTACTCTTCTATTAACTGTGAAAAAATCTATCTAGTCCATTCAGATAAGACTGCCCGATTGGAATTTAAAGAAGATTTGCAGGAAGAAATAAGGACAAAATTAAAAACTACTAAAGTTGTTGCTGTGAATTATGGCACAAAAATTTCGTTGTGAGGTATGTTCGTATGAAGGAACATAAAACAATTCTTTTATTTATCTTCGGTGTACTGTTTGCCAGCGTACTGCCATTAGTAGATGAATTAGTAACAGTCATCGCATCTTGGATGGAATGGTTGAAAATAATTCCGAGCAGACATATTGCAAAAGGGAATAAAGAACTACAAGATATCTACGGTAGCGAAGAAACTGGATCTGTATCTGCGATTGGATTCCAGATGCTGGAATCAGAGGATGAATATCAAGAATATGAAGAATAAATCAAAGAAAGGATAATGAAAATTGAAGAGAACAAAAAGTATTTCATTAAAAAATGCAACTATTGGTTTAGAAGATGGAACTGTAACTGAGTACACGAAGGACGAAACCAGAACCTATAATATTCGTAAGATTTTAGAAGACTGGGATCAAGTAGACGGCGTGTCTATCACGATCAAGCAGGATGATGAAGTTCCTGCGGATGAGTAAGATAGGGGTGTTCTTCTATTAGTTATCAGTATCAAAGATATGAAGGTGAAACTGACGATGAACTGATCTATCGTGTCACCGGTGACAAAGAACTGATCGGATCATGGCAGAAAGTAGCCGATATTTTAAATGAATTATTAGAGAAACACTATTCAGAAAGCGCTTACCGGAAAAAGCGTCAATCGTTTGATGCGATGCTGGATGCATACCATACCAAAGCTCCTGATTTGCAGGCAGAATTGGAAGAAATTAAAAGAGAACGCCGGGAATTAGAAAAAGAAAAAGTTAAAGTCCGAGATGAGCGGAATGAGTATCGAAGACTGATCCGGGAACAGGCCCGCAGGGAAAGTTTTCTCGATTTGGTTGGTCGTGTGATATCAGAAGAAACAGAATCTCTTACTCTGGATAAAGAACTACAGATAATCCGTACAGATTGTGATCTATTAGCCCATCTTACTGATATCCATACCGGAATTAAAATTGACAATGGATTCAATCGTTTCGATGAAGAGGTATTAAGGAGACGCTTGAATCGCTATCTAAATAAAATCATTTCTATTCGCAATACACATCATACAGAGAACTGCTATCTGGTCATCGGAGAAATTCTATCCGGTATTATCCACAATAATATGCGATTAGAAAATAACATGGATTTAATCGAGCAGTTTAAAACTGTTAGCGAATTAATTGCATTGATGATTCAAGGACTGGCACAGCATTTTACTGGGATACACATTTATGTGACACCTGGAAATCATTCTCGTATTTCACCAAAGAAAGAGGATTCTTTGGATGGAGAGAATATGGATCTACTGCTGCCCTTCTATCTTTCTGCAAGACTGCAAAATATTAAGAATGTTTATATCCATGAGAACACAAAGAACCCGGAAATCGCCATGTTCAATATCCGTGGTCATTTGGTTGTCGCTACTCATGGACATAAAGACAATCCGAATACAGTTGCCAGAGACATTTCAATGATGTATGGCAAACAACCATCCATTATTCTGCTTGGGCATCGTCATACAAATGGATATCAGACGGATTCCAATGTGAAAGTAATTCAATCTGGATGCATCTCCGGAAGTGATTCTTATGCTACATCTATCCGCAAGGTCAATGATCCAGAGCAGACGGTTTCCGTTATTAACGATGATGGTTTGGATTGTATTTACGATATTACATTAAAATAAAATCAAAAACAAGGAGAAAATTGATGAATAAAGGTGAATTTGTAAAGAAAGTTGCTACAAAATTAGATGGAGAATATACACAGGCAGAGGCAGCCAAAATGGTTGATGCTTGTCTGGAAACAATTAAGGACGCTATGATTGCAGGAGACAAAATTCAGTTTGTTGGATTTGGTTCTTTTGAGGTAGCTGAAAGGGCTGGACGTGTTGGGCGTAATCCTCAGACGGGAGAGCCGATGCATATTACAGCCGCTAAAGTTCCGAAATTTAAACCTGGTAAAGCTTTTAAAGAAGCTGTAAATAAGTAAGGTGGTGTATTTTTTGAACACAATGAATTTTCATACTTACAAAGAATGCATTGAACATATCTTAAATCAAGCAGAAGAAACTTCTGTAACGTTACTTGTTGATCCAGTAAATCTAAACTCATTTCTTGGCGTTTTATTTGGTGAACACAATTTAGATGTAGATATGGTGCAAATTGATCGGGATAAAGATTGTATCTACCAAATCGATATTGATACAAAGATGATTCTTTCTGTATTTGAACTCACCAAGAAAGAGTCAATTATTTATTTTCATGATTATGTGTACATTGATGACGAAATTAGATCTGATTGGTTTGATGTCATCAATAAAGGGATTACTCTTTTTTCTCAGTCTAATATTGTAGAGATTGATTCTGCCGATCCCAATAACCAAAGTTCTTATGTTCTTATGCTGACTGGTGGTGTATATTTTGGAACGACATGTAGGAGTGAGGACGAAATCATGAAATTCTTATAACTCATAGCAATTCTTTTCTTCTTGGAGAAGGCAGTAGCGAGGTTCTCCCGGTATTGTCTTCTCTTTCTCTTTTCTTAGATAGGGAGTGATTATATGAAAATTAATTTAAAGAACGTAAAACCGCACACCTGGGTATCAATCGTTATGGTACTACTTGTAATCGTTAATTCGGTTCTTACAGCAATGGGAAAGCCCGTAATTGAATTTCAGGAAGATCAGATTACTGCCATAGTAACAGTGATCATGGATCTGGTATTCATCGGATTTGCGGTATATAAAAATCAGTCTATCACAGAATTTGCGCAGATTGCAGATGAAATCTTGTATATGCTGCGTGACGGCAGAATTTCAAAAGATGAAGTGATGACTTTTATCGCAAATCATAAGAATCCGGAGCGTCCTACAGATGAGCCAGTAGAAAACTCCGAAACGATTGAAGATAATAATATGAATGAATAATAATTTTTTAAAGGATCTGCAAGTGTCACAGCTTGCGGATTCATTTGAATATATCGGAAAGGAGGTCCTATGGCACAAAGAAGTAAACGGATTTGTCTTGCTGATAAAGAAAAGGAAAAAGAAATCAATCCTGAGACATTGAGATTATTCAATAAATATCAGATTGATATGTCTATCCGGGATCTATCTCCGAAAACGATTATGAATTATAACTCCGATCTGATGCAATGGTTTATTTATATGCATGACTATCAATTTAATTTATCTGTATTAGAGGCTACCGATGAAGACATTGAAGAATATTATTATTGGCGTAAGAAACAGGGCAATAATGTAAACCGCCAGAAGCGTGTCATGTCTTCTATCTCCGCTTTTTATAAGTTTTTGCGTAAAAAGAAGTTGATCAAAGAATCTCCTGTGGAGTTTATTGAACGTCCGAAAGAGGGGCAGTCTGTAGTTACTCAGACATTCTTAACTAAAGAGCAGGTGCAGTACATGAGAGAAAAATTGCAAGAATGCGGTGATATTCAGTTATATACATACACTATGCTCTCTCTAACTACGATGGCCCGTGTGAATGCGATTGCTCATTTGAAATGGGATCAAATCAACTTTGAAGATCGGACTTGTGAACACGTACTGGAAAAGGAAGGAAAAGATGTAGAGTTGTCCTTTTCAGAAGAAGTAAAAGATTTACTCCTACAACTTCAAGAGTATCGAAAACAGAATGATATTGAGGATTATGGATGGGTGTTTATAACTCCATATGTAACAAAAGACAAATGTATCAGTAATGGTACATTAGGTGATTGGTGTAAAACAATTGGCAACATGATAGGTGTTCCTACATTACATCCTCACGACTTCCGACATTCTTATGCTACTCTCTTGAAAAATGCCGGAATGAGCTTGGAAGATGTTTCTACATTATTGAACCATTCCGGAACAGATGTGACGAAGAAGTTCTATTTAAAAGTTGATACTTCTAAGATCAGAAAATTGAAAGATAGTATTGTGATTTAGTGAGGTGAGAACATGTATTGTATTTTACTTAAAAGAGAAGATCGTGGCGAATTTGACTCTTTATTCCAATTCATGACTACCGTAACCGACAAAGAGCAAAAATTGGTTAGTTTTGAATCTGATGAAGAGTTGGATGAATTTGTTGAGAAAATGATCAATGAAGACGGATATGCCAAATCCGATTTCGTCATTGTATCTGTAAAAGACTTTCATCTCACTTCTGATATTTTTGATCAAGATAAAGGAAAGGAATGATGATCGATGGCTTATAAAGTAATTAAGGCTCATGGGTCTACTCATGGGAAAACCCGTAGAGAATTTATTTGTGATACTGCTGCCGATATTACAAATCTTCCCACAAGTAACAAGATGGGAAAAGCACAGGCTGGTGATACTGTTTCCGATGAAATGTGTGCTGTTGGTAGTACTGCTTCTGTTACAGAAACTGGTGATCTGTACGAATTAAATGCAAGTGATACATGGGTTAAAAAACCAGTCGAAGGATCTGGTGAAGAATCTGATATTGCGATTGACAATACACTTACTCAGGAAGGACAGGCTGCAGATGCCAAGGCTGTAGGTGACGCTCTTGCAGATAAAGCGGATGCTTCTGCTCTTACTTCTTATGTACAGACTTCTACTGCTGAATCTACATATGCTAAGAAAACTGAGCTTGAAGGCAAAGCAAATACTTCTGATTTAGCTAATTATGTACAGACCAGTACAGCAGAGGAAACATATGCAAAGAAAACTGATTTATCTTCTAAAGCCGACGCTTCTGCTTTAGGTAATTATGTCCAGACAAGCACGGCGGAAGAAACGTATGCGAAAAAGTCAGAAATTCCATCTAAAGGTACTGCTGTTGCAGATGCCGGAGATTCAGATGTGAAAGACAAATTAAACGCATTACTTGCAAGTTTAAGAACTGCGGGAGTAATTGCTACAGAATAAATTGTGTTTCTTCTTATTATATGAGGGCAGTGAACTACTGCCCTATTGGCTCCGTAGTCTAAAGGTAATGACATGTCCCTTTCAAGGACATAATGATCGGTTCAAGTCCGACCGGAGTCGTTTAATTTTATAATATATTGGTGTAGTTGTGAGGTCTGCCGACTCCGATTGACTACCGGGATTCTCCTCTTGCCAGTACTCAAACGCGTAGAGTAAAGCGGTCTAGTAAAAATCTGGCATACTACATTAATGTTTTTGGATCTGTAGCTCAACTGGTAGAGCACTCGCCCGTTAAACGAGGTGTTATAGGATCATGCCCTATCAGATCCATGGATAGCGGTACAGTTTTGCGGAACTGTAGCACATGAAAACCTGTGCAGTCTTTGGAGGAAATGCCAAGGCCCAGTTTGACAAGCAATGGAAAAGTCTGACTGTTCTGGGTACCAAAAAACATGAATACTTTATTTTTCGCTGGATATATACCTATCTAAGTACTATAAAAGAAAGGGGAGATTATGATAATGGCTAAAGTAGATTTATTGTCAAAAGACGAGTTAGAAAAAATAGTTCAATCTTCTCGGACATTACAAGAAGTATTAAGAAAAATTGGATATAGTTCAGCGAGTGGAGCAAATAGACATACTGTTCAAACTAGACTTGATAAATATAATATTTCTACAGATCATTTTACAAAAGGTGTTAGTACAGGGATTAAACGAACAGAAGAAAACGTGTTTTGTGAAGATTCTACTGCAACACAAAAAACTTTGCGAGAATGGTACATCAAGGGTTCTTACACTGAATATAAATGTTCAATTTGTGGACAAGAGCCATTTTGGAATGGAAAACCATTAAGTCTAATTTTAGATCATATCGATGGAAATAATACTAATAATGTACTATCTAACCTTCGTTGGGTATGCCCTAATTGTGATCGACAATTAGATACATTTGGTAGTAAAAACAAAAGAATTTTTGGGAGTGTAGACAATTAAGGAGATTGGCGGGACTGTAAATTCCGTGGCTTTAGCACTGAGTGGGTTCGATTCCCTCCACTCCTATTATCGATGTTATCTTCGGGATCGGGTGGTTCGACTCCATCTCTGTCGATTTATTTACATTAATATGTGTAATACATAGACTTTGCCAGTGATATAACTGGTTATATTTTAGGCATGTGTCCGGTTGGTCGAGGAAGCGGTCTTGAAAACCGTTGGCTGTAAAAGGTTCGGGGGTTCGATTCCCTCACATGTCGTAATGGTATTGTGGAGTAATGGTATCTCAGCAGATTGCTAATCTGCCCTACGGCAACGTAGTCCGTGTTCGAATCACGGCAGTACCGTTTTATAATAAAAGTTGATTATCCCCATGGATGAGACATCTGGGGTAAGGCAAAGGGGGACAACATGGATGCGTTATTAAAATTATTAGAAGGCGAAACAATCTTTGGCGTGTCGTGGTCAATGATCATTCTTGCGATCGCTGCTTTCTTCTATCTTAGGAAGAAATATAATAAATGGATTGACAGTGAACTCAAGAAAAGGCAGGCTGAAGAACTGCGAGACAAAAATATTCAAAAATCATTAAATGAAGTGAAGAAGCTTCAGGAAACCCATGCTCAAGATCGTACGAAATATGAGGCACAGCTGGAGCAGGAACGCCAAGATCGTGAAGCAACTCGTATTCATGATCGCAATCAGAGTTTTGAAATACAGCGCCAGCTCACAGAAGCTATTCAACGTATTGAAGAAAAACAGGACACTTTTGCTGAGACTCAACAACGGAATATGGCTTCTATTAATGAATTATTTGAACGTAGCCGGAAATATGAACTTGCAAGTTCTCGTGAAAAATTGCTTCACTCTTATCGTTACTATACAAATCCAGATGTAAATCCACGATTGGAATGGACGGAATTAGAATCTGAAGCATTCTGGGAACTGTTTAATAGTTATACAGAAAACGGTGGAAATAGCTTCATGCACAAGAATGTAGAGCCAGAAATGCGGAAATTAATCATTGTCGATATGGAAGATCTTGATTCTGTAACCAAATTAATGGAAAGCAGAAAAAGGACGTCATAGAGTTTCAAATCAAAGGCGGGTGATATCATGGCAAGAAGAACAGATAAACCGAAAAAACGGTGTCAGAGATGTGGAAAAGAAAAACGGTTTGAGGATTTTTATATTAGTCGAAGCCCACTTTTCCAGCAAGATGGAAGGGTCCCGATCTGCAAAGATTGTGTCTTTGGGCTTATTTTAGATGATGAGAACCGCATTGATCCTCTGAAACTAAATGATGTGTTGCGTAAAATCGATAAACCGTATTATAAAAATTTGTTGGAAAGTGCATATCTACAGTTTGAGACAGAAAATCCATTTGTTGACAAAGAAGATATTCCGAATCACGGAGATAAGATTTTATCCTTTTATTTCAAAAATATTGCAATGAGGCAGAACGTAAATAAGGGATATGGAGATTCTGAAAAGGAAAATTTTATAAATCAGAATACAAATTTGAGCAATACTGATCTCGATGCTATCTCCAGAAAATATCCAGATATTCTACACAAGCATGAAAAAGCTCAAAATATTGTCAAGAAAAAAGAAGAACCCCTCTCCTCTTCTACCGATGATTTCCAAGTAACAGATGAAATGGTACGTCTTTTTGGTGAAGGATACACGATTACTGAGTACCGGAATATGTACTATAAGTACAAAAACATTACTGAAAACTATTCTGTACAGACTACGCTCCATCAAGAAGCGTTGGCAACTTACGTGCGTTTTAAGGTAAAAGAAGAAATGGCGACTGCGGAAGGAAATGTTCTTGATGCACAGAAATGGTATACTGCTGCCGCCAAAGCAGCTGAAGATGCTAAACTGACTCCAAAGCAAATGTCGAAATCAGATCTTCAAGGTGGAATTACGAGTTTTAGTGACATTTTCCAAGCGGTTGAAAGTGCCAATGAGCGAATCCCCATTTTTCCGGAATTTAAATATCGCCCGAATGATGCGGTCGATTTTATTATCTGGTGCTATATCAATTATGAAAGAAATTTAAATGGAATGCCAGAAGTTCCGTATTCTGATATCTATCATTTTTATGATCAGAAAAAGCAAGAATATATTGACACTTATGGTGATCCATATGGAATTTTTACCGATGATCCTACTTCGGAGAATCGGCCTAATGTTGAGAAGTTTATTACTATTCCTCCCGAATTTCAAGAGGAGTAACAACCATGAACTTAGGTTCTGGCATTAATATAAAAAATTGGACATATTTCTGTAGTTTTGCTCGATGGTATCCTGATCTGTTTCTGGATTTAATCAAACCAGAAAAGGGAGGACTTAATTTACATACAGATCAGCGGGTCTATCTTCGTGCAATGCTACGGTTCGTATCATTTTATGGTGTTTTCCCAAGAGGTTAAATAGTAGCCTCCTAGAATTGGAAACTTTTCTAGTAAAACCGGGCAATATCGATGAACTGCTTGTTTGATACGGCAAGAGAATATCGAGATAAGTAGGCGGATTTCGCAAGGTCGTCTATCATCGTAACGCGTAGGTGTTGAATAAATATAATGTACCCACGAGTGTCCGGCACGATGGTTTATAGAATCATCCAGATTATGCCTAACGTAAAACGAGGGTGAAAATGTACGCTGAACTTACAAGTGATTGTAAGAACTAAAAGATAAAAAGCTTTTAGGATAACATAATTGTACGGGAAAACATTTGATGAAGTTTTAGCTTCCATTTTAGTTTGTATCTTCTATCCAGAGATCACAATTTCTCTTACAGCGCAGACAAAAGAAAACGCTGCAGATCTGTTAAAAGATAAATATGAAGAAATTATGCGGTTCTATCCTATGTTGCAGAATGAAATTGCAAAAGCAAGTTTTGCCAAAGGTGATGCAACGATTAAGTTTGTAAACGGGGCTACATTAGATAATTTAGCGAATGCTCAATCTTCTAAAGGTCAGCGTCGAAAAAGGATGAATATCGAAGAGTCTGCCTTGATTGATGATGCAACTTTTCAGGATGCTTTAAAACCTATCGTGGAAGTTCCTCGTGTCTGTGTTGGAAAATATTCTATTACTGACCCAGAAGAACTAAATCAGCAAATCAATTTCTTTACGACAGCCGGATTTAAAGGTTCTGACGAATATGAACGTTCGGTTCGGATGTGTAAAGACATGATAAATTTGAAAGGCACCTTAGTTTTAGGTTCTAGCTGGTGGCTTCCTTGCTATTACGGACGAGGATCTACAAAGAGCCAGATCTTCCAAAAGAAACAGGAAATGTCATCTGTTGCATTTGCTCAGAACTATAAATCTAAATGGGTTGGAAGTTCTGACGGTGCTTTGGTAGATGTAAATAAGCTGCTGAATTGCAGAACCCTTACCTCTCCTGCTGTCAATTATAATAAGTATGAAGAGGAAAACTATATCGGAGTCGATGTGGCTCGTTCTCAAAAAACCAATAATAATCAATCTTCTATTGTCGTGGGCCGTGTTATTCGGAACCGTGAATCTAACAGAATCAAATCGATTGAAATTCCAAATATTATCTCTGTCGCAAATACTTTGAACTTTACAGCACAGGCATGTTTAGTTAAGAAAACGAAAATTGACTTTAATGCCAAAATGGTGATCGTCGATGGTAATGGTCTTGGAGCCGGATTAATCGACGAATTACTGAAAGATGCTTATGACCCAGTTACTGGTGATTATCTTGGATGCTGGAATACAGTTAATACAAGCAATGAACCGGAAATCAAGGAAGCAGAATCTTGTTTGTTTGATATGAAGGCACAAGGGAATCAGAGTAAAGTCATTACAGACTTTATTGATATTGTAGATTCCGGTCGTCTTCGACTTTTAGCAAAGAAATCTGATTCTGATTTTACTGCAAAAGACCGATCTGATCCGACATTGCATATCCTTCCGTATGTGCAGACAGACCTATTGTTTGAAGAAATTGCGAATTTAAAGATTAGATATATGAATAATAATTCTCTTTCTATCGAAAGAGTTGTAAAGAAAATGGATAAGGATAGATTCTCTGCTTTATCCTATTTAATCTACTATATTGTAGAATTTTGTTCCTATACTAAGAAACAGGTTGAAGTTCCAAAGCATACGTTATCGTTAGCACGCAGACCTTCAATTGCATCGATTTATAGGTAGAAAGGCGGTGAATATGGAGCAGAAAAACTCTACTGAACAAAAGTTAGAAGAATTATATCAGTCTGACAAAAAAGCTTTTGAAGATTTTGTTCATTCAAAAACTTCGACTATGGATTTTGCTTCCCTGCGCCGTCTGGTAATTTCAGAATTATCACTGAAAAACACAATTACCCCGACACGTATTTGTGGGTTTTCCAGAAAACAAATCCTGCTGATGTGTCAATACCCAGAGCGATACGGAAAAAATATTTTACGTCTGATGAACTATATGTATCAAAAGTCTGGCTATATCAAGCGTCTTATTGATTATTTTAGCAATATGGCAAAAGCTCAATTTTATATTGATACAGAAGTCACGTCTGTGAAATATATGGAAAAAATGAATGACCCAAGATTTCAAACCGAAATCAAAAAGAACTATTTTAAATTTTCTGCACAAGCATCCAAATTTAATATGTCAAATCAGATCAATGACATTATTCATCGCATGATGTTGAACGATATTGTATTCGCATATGTCGATGAAACCGAAACGGATGTATCTTACTATTATCTTGATCCTCGTTACTGTCAATTAAAAGGATTGGTAAATGGGAATATCTTTAGTTTCTATATTAATCGCTCTTTACTTTCCTCTTCTGTCGTAGAAGAATTTCCTCCATCATTACAGGAATTGTTGGAAGGAGCAAAAGAACAGCCCAGTAATTTAATCGATGTTCCGCTTGAACATTCATTTTGTGTGAAGTATAACAGCGATTTTCTGTATGCATTTCCTCCATTTTTCCCGATGATTGCAGATGTCATGCTGATTGATGAATATAAAGACCTCGCAAAAACCAAAGCAATTAATGACGCTTATAAATTGCTGGTATTGAAGGTTCCTACAAAAGATGGACAGATGACTATGGATGATAAAGTCCTTTCTCCTTTCATCCAGACTGCGGTACAGGTCATTCAGGACAATATCGGCGTTCTTCCTTATCCGGGGGATGTGGATTCCGTGGAGTTCTCCTCTACGAATTCGGACGACCGGGATAAGGTGTCAGATGCAACAACCTGGGCTTTTGCGGAAGCTGGTGTGTCTGAAGCTTTACTTTCTGGATCTTCTTCTGGTAGCGAATTAAAATTGAGTATCACGAATGATAGTGGGGATGTATTTCGAATCTATAGAAAAGTTGAAGACTGGATTTCATTGCAGATGAAAATTCGTGGCTTCCTTGATAAAAACTATCGGTTCATATATCGCCTGTTAGATATTACAACATTTAATTCGCAAGAAGTGATCGACTCTGAGTTAAAACTTGCTCAAGCAAGTATGCCAAATAAACAAAAGCTTGCTGCTGCGATGGGAATGTCCCCGGCATCTTTCATGGGAAATATTTCGATAGAGCAAGTGATGTTTCGTGATGTGTTTGACTTAATGACTCCTTTGAAATCATCCTATACCGAGTCTTCTTCTGACCAAGGAACGGCTGGCAGGAACCAGATTGATGACGAAGATTTAAGCACCAGCGGAGAACGTGCAAGAGAAAATGATACGAATGATCCTGCTAATCGAGTATAAGGAGGTGTCATCGTGAGATTAATCAATGTATTAAATAAAGAAAAAGCTGATGAATTGAAGGCGCATGGTTTTGATTACCGTGAAATTCAGATTGATAGTCAGACAGTTTATCAGTTTATTGAAAGTAAAGAATTGATCGATGAGCTGTCTTCAAAATTTGAAGAATGCTCATTTTTCATTTCTTCATATATGAACTTTTGAGAGGAGGTGCGAATTGAAACCTAAGTACTTACGGTATGATACAGAGTTTCGGTTTCAGTTATCTGGATCAGAAGTTTCCTATAATAAGCAGTTTGCTTTAACTGATATTCTGCTCTGCTATCACGGAAAGAATCGAAATTATTCAAAAATCTCTAAAGAAGTAATTAATAATGCTCTTCCAAGTTTATATGGGATTCCGATTGTAGGGGAATTCATTTATAAGGAAGGCGAAGAGGATTTCGGAACTCACGGCGGGAAAATTATAATCGACAGCGAAGGTATTAAGTTTGAACAGACTACAAAACCATATGGGTTTATTACAAAAGAAGCGGTCGAAAATGCACAGTGGGTCACAATTACAGAAAAAGATGGTCATACCAAGCATGAATACCTACAGCTAAAAGGATGCATTATTTGGAAAGAAAGGTATCAGGAAGTTGAAACAATTCTTGACGAGAAGCATCCGCAGAGTATGGAGATTGCTATTGATAATGCACATTATACAGATGATCACTATTTAGAAATTGATGAATTCACATTTTCTGCTGCCTGTATCCTTGGTACTGATGTAGAACCATGTTTCGAGGAAGCATGTATCGGAAGACATTATGAAATGGATTCTTTCAAGCAGGAATTCCAACATATGCTTGATGAATACAAAAAATATACGAATTCAAAGGAAGGAGTACCACAAATGGAATTAAAGAAATTTGTTGAAGCTCTTTCACAGTATAAGATTGGTGACACAGATCGTCCGAAATATGGACTTCTGAATGTGACTGACGAGAAAGTAAATGTAATCGATCTGGAAGATTATAAAGCTTATGCGTTCGATTATGCAATTACTTCTGAAGCGGAAACAGAAGAACTGGTTATCAATTTTGATGCAAAAAGTGAAATGAGCTTGGCTGCTTGTGAAAAAATTGAAGCCGATGGATTCAGTGAGTTTGATATGGCTGGAGCGATCCACGAAGCTACAGAGAATGCATTAGCTGATTATGAAGCAAGAATCAAAAAAGAATATGATGAAGCCAATGAAGAACTGGTTGCTCAGTACCGTGCTTTAAATGAACAGTATGAATTAGCTATGAAAGAACTGGAAACATTCAGAGCTGCTGCTGCTGAACAGAAAGAGCAGGAACATAAAGATGCAATCGATGAAGTTGTTGCTGAGTTCTCTAAGAAACTTGGAAAAGTTGCAGATTTCCTGATTTACAAAGCACGTCTTGATTATTCGAAATCTGTTGAAGAAATCAGAAAAGATTTAACTCTGATGGCTGGCAAATCTATGATGAATAATTCTTCAAAGGGGACTTTCTCTTATACCCCGGTTTCCACAACTTTTTCTAATCACAAAAATACAGATAAGACTACAAGCAGATATGGACACCTGCTTGATAAGTATGCCAAATAAGGAGGTTTATCAATATGCGTAACGGATATATGGTAGTTGAAACTGCGTTTGTTCCTCGCAGTGTATGCTTTTCTCTTCAGAGCGCATCTAATATTGAGAATGGTGCAATCGTAGGAAAAGGTGATCTTGTTGAAGGTGAAACAAGCGTTTACGAAGCTGAAACTGATTATACGGACGGAATGTATTTAGTTGCAAATCCGGCATGGAACTATGAAACATACCGAGCAACTGATCAGAACGAAGAAAATTATATCAATAAGGCTGGTGTTGCTTTTAGAGCATACCGTCTGGAAAAAGATATGAAATTCAAAGTGTACAACCTTGATCTTGAGACACCATTCGTAGAAGGTGATCATGTGAAATTCGAGAGCGGTAAATATGTAAAAGACGCAGGATCTACTTCTGCTCTGGTTGTTCGTAGAGTAGAGGAAGTTGGATTCCCGTTCTGCATCGGATCTGCTGGAACACAGAATGGTGACTTCGGTTATGCAGTAGGCGAAGTTATGAAGAAATATACAATCGAAGTTGTAAAATAAGGAGGTCTAAGATGGGATACTTAAATGAATTAACAACTTTAATGAATGATAGTCTGTCTAATCGAGTAGCCCTTTTTGCAGACGAGAATCAGGCTAAGTATACTGATCAGGCTGTAAGAGAGGCATTCTTCGAAATTCTTGGGCAGGATAAATTAACCTGGCAGGCATGGAGAAATCATAAGAACGAAATTTTCACAGTAATGGAAAATGTTCTGACTACGAACCTGCCGCAGGCTTGGGAAATGTCTCCTTTCTATCGTCAGTTTGTAGAATATCATAATGGCGCACTCGGCGAGAAAAACGAGTACGTTATTGATCAGGATGGAATTCTTGTCGCATCCAGATTCTCCGGAAATCACTGGGATACAGAACGACAGAAATTACAGGGAAAACGTTCTTTTTCTGTACCGACGGAATGGATCTATATTCATGTTTACGATGATTTAGAAAGATTCTTAACTGGTGCAATTGATCTCGCAACTATGATGAGAAACATGCAGGCCGCATTCCAGAGAGAGATCGATGGTAGAATTTTCGCAGCTTTCAACGGAATCGGCACCTATCTTCCAGAAGCATTTAAAGAAACAGGTGCTTATGTAAGAGAAACAATGATGGAACTGATTCAGAGAGTGCAGACAGCATCTCAGAAAAATGTTGTACTTGCTGGTACAAAAACAGCACTGGCAAATATTGCTGAAGGAATTGATGCTAATTGGATTTCCCAGAGCCAGAAAGAAGAGATGGCTACTACTGGTGCACTCTTAAATCTGACAGGTCTTGGAGTAACTGCGATTGAGATTCCTCAGACATTCATTCGTGGTACATACGATTTCAAAGTAGATAATAAGTCGATTTATGTACTTCCAGATTTGGAAAAACCGATCAAACTCTACTTTGAGGGAGATACAAGAGCAAGAGATTTGAGTGAACAGCAAACTCATGACCAGACAGTAGATTCACAGGTTCAGACGAAACTGGGCCATGCGGTAATTCTTTCAAGTCTTTTCGGCAAATATACAATCGAGTAATGATATGACTTCAGTAGCGCCGATTGGTGTTCTTTTTTTTGCCTTTTGACGTTACTGAAGATAATAGAATGGAGGAATTATGAAAAATCAGGACAAGTTCTTTTGTTATTCCTTCAAACTTGCTTATTTTATTAAAAGTCAAGGAATTGATTATTTAAATAAGGGCCGGAACCGGAATAATAATCTAACGTATTATGTGTTTCAAAAATCGACCCGCCTTGATGAAATTATTCAACAGTGGAATAAGCTGAAATCAAAGGAGGACTAAGTATGAATTTTGAGGCTATGAGTTTAAGTGAATTAAAGGAATATGCCAAAGAAATCGGTATAACCGTAGGAAACTGCGGAAAAGAAAAACTGATTGAAAAAATCAAAGAAAAAGAAGTTGCTAACAATGTAATGTCTGATGACGATTATGAAGTAGAAAAGGCAGAGGAAACTACTCCTACTACTGCTTCTTCTCTTATAGAGTCTATTTCTCAGGCAATCGATGAATTAGATGATTCTGTTGACGATGATGTGCAGATTGGCGACATCGGCCTGTCTCTGGATGATATCATTCCGGTCAAATCGATTACCTTTGGAGGGTTGACTTACCGGGCAAGAAGCACGAATGCAATCTTCCGTTGGAATCAGATTGGGTCTATCGAATATATGACAGTTGCAGAGCTGAATGAAATGAATAACTATAAGCGTAGTTATCTGAATAAACCACTGGTCATTCTGTTGGATGAACGTGCAATTCAGAAGTTCCGGCTTCAGCATGTCTATGAAAATGTTGCAAAGATTAATAATTTAAAAGAGCTTTTCAAGAAAAATACAGATGAAATTAAGAGTACAATCAAATTTGCATTAGATGTAAATATGAGAGATATTCTTATTTCTAAAACAAGGCAGATGATTAAAGCTGGTACTCTGACTAATATTAATGTTATTCATTTACTTGAAAAGGAACTTCAGTTCGATCTTTCAGAAGCGATTTAAAAGGGCGGTGATAATCTTGAATAAAAATACTACATACAAAGACCTCTGTGATAGCGTCTTCCCGAAGATCAAAGATTACGGGTTCGCTGGGATTGATGAAGATGAAGCATATGACATTATTCAAGATTATTTGAAGCCAGCGATTCTAATGTTTTCCGGATGTAATCAAGATTTAGATGACCGGGACGACTTATTAAAAACGTTCAACTTTCAACTCACTAGCCGGAATTTTGAAATTCTATCGAATTATATGGTGATCTGTTATCTCGATTCTAACTTTATCAGAACGAGCGAAATGTTGCAGGCTCATATTTCTTCAACGGATTTCCACAAATATGATAACAAGGATGTACTTGGAAAAGTCAAAGAAGTACGTGAAATGTATAAAAAAGAAAACGATCAACTTATGATTAATTTATCTTACCCACAGTCACCGATATTTGATTCTATTTTGAAACGAGGACAATAACATGAGTGGGTTTGATAGAATGAAAACACGTCTCTCCGCTCATGGGAAAAACATGAGAGATATGAAAATTCGTGATGCTATTCATATTGCTGATCTGGAATTTCAAAACGATCCATCGTATTGTGATTGCATGTTTCGTTGGGTTCCTGGAGAGAATCCACACTCGGATGGTCTTTTCCCAATTAGATTATATGATCGTAAATACAGTGCTGCTAACGGAAATCGTGTTTCTTTTCATGTACGGATTGATTCAGACATTCATATTGGAGATTATCTGTATCAAGAAAATACAAAACAGTATTGGATTTGTACAGAGCTATACAATGAAAATGAAATTCATTTGCGAGGCTTATTGACGGAATGTAATTGGTTCCTAAAATGGCAACGACCTGATGGGACCATTGTAGAATATCCGTGTCAAGATATAAATAGTACTCAATATAACTCCGGTGAATATAGCGATAAAGTTATGACTCTCGGATCATCTCAGCATATGCTTACTTTGCAGGCAAATTCTGACACCATTTCTTTATGTACACCTCAAAGGTTCTTTGTCAGCTTAGACTATTCTATTCCATATATCATCACGCAAAATGACTCTACTACTCTTCATTTTGGGGATAATGGTCTGGTTCGTATTACGGTAACGCAAGACGAACTTCACGATGACGATAATCAGGAATTAGGAATTTGTGATTATTTCACTCCTTCTGCTACGGGACCTGATCCTGATCTATCAGCGGATTATGAAATTTGGATTGATGGTCGTACCGATTTACTTTTACATAAAGCACGTACTTATACCGCACAAATACAGACAGTAACTGGAAATCCGGAAAATCTGACTGTGACATGGAAAGTTTCCGATTTCGCAGATCAAATTCTTGTCACGCCGGATGGCAATACTGCCCAATTACAGGTTAATGATGAATCACTGCGGGATCAGAGCTTTTATCTGCAAGCCTGCGTCGATAATCAGCCTGTTGCTCAACTTCAAATTTTGATAAAAGGAATATTTTAATAAGGAGGGGATGACATGTCTGAATCAATTATTCATGATCCCCTTTGGGAATTCGGGGCCTTTAAAGCTACCTTACAATTGCTTTTTATGAACGATGACCTTGTAACACGTCTTGTTATGCCAGAGTTAGATGACTCTAATTTTTCTTATGAGCAAAATTGGAAAGGGGGTTCTTATACTGTTGATAAGTATGGGAAACCACGTCAAACTACTTTGGTAGGACATTGTTTTACCCACCCATACATTGAAGAAACGGTAAAAGATACTCGTACTTTTATTTGTATGGAGACTATCGCATCTTTAATTCCCAATTCCAGAATTAAAAATATTTCTTTGCAAATCTATGTCTACTCTCACCATGATATTTTGGATCTTTCCGATGAAGAATCTGTCTATTTTACAAAAAAGGGATTGGCTGGAAATCGATGCGACATGGCAATGATGGCAATCAATCGCCTTATATGCAGTCAAGCAGTTGGCAGGGATTTTGGAATTGGATCGGTCAATTTTGCGGATCGATATCCTATTTCTACAAACGTGCCAAATAATAAGTATTATGGCCGGGTTCTTTCTTATGTTATTTCCGATTTCCATATCACACCAAAGATAAAGGAGGTGCTGGGACTGATATGACGCTTGATTATAGTGACTTATTATCTCCTCGTCCTCTACATTTTGAAGGAATTGGCTCTATAAAAAGTCCAACTATTAATGAAGTCTGGGATATTACCTACTATACATATGCCATTTATGTGAATCATGTAAGTATGTCTCCTGAAAATTATTATAAGACTTATAAAAAAGGGATCAAAGTTTCTCCAAGAAAAATATTGAACACGACGAAGTTTGACCTTGTTTTAATGGATGAATCTTTTCGGAATGTCATTACAGATGCGCTCAACTTTTTCTTTGTTGAAGATTTTTCTTGGTATCCGGAGTATGAGGCTTTCTTAACTAAGAAGAATGATTCGGATGGAAACCTTGCAGGACTTGGTGTAATTAATCGAAATAATTATAGTAAGATTCTTCAGATTATTTTGCAACGTGTACATATCACTCCGGATGAAAACGAAGTAGATGATTTATCAAAAGCCAGAAACCGGCGTGGTAAACAGATTTATGCAAGAATTCATGAGAGAAGACAAAAATTCAATAAAATTAAAAACGCACAAAATAAAGATTTGACTTTCGGTAATATTCTTTCATCCGTTGTGTCCCGTGACAAAACTTTGACGTGGACTAATGTTGGAGATATTACCGTTTTTCAACTTTTTGATTCATATCAGCGCTTACAGATTGATGATCAATATACTTTTTTAACTATGCGTGTTGCCGCATGGGGAGATAAGGATAAATCATTCCATTTTGGAGCGTGGGGAACGAATATATATGACAAGACAGAGGAACGCAGTGATACCTAATGGTATGCTGGGTTCTTTTTTATATTTTAAAAAGGAGGAGAATATTCATGGCAAATAATTTATTCTCAAAGCAGATGGCTAACCGTGAGGTTGCTGACTTGATTTTCCAGGAGTATAAAACAAAAAACCCATTTCTTTATGTAGACTACGCTAATACATCTAGCCAGGAACTTACAGGCGAGACTGTATATGCATATGGTGGAAAAGGACATCCGAAGAAAGTGTCTTTCTCTGGCGATAGAGGTGGTACGCTTACTATTGAGACACAAATTCAGACGCCGAAACTGTGGGAAATGATGTCTGGTGGTACAGGAAGTGATACTGCTAATGTTATGAAAAGAGTGAACGCAACAATTGGAGCATCTCACCAGATTAGCCTTAATACAGAGGATACTCTGACAAAGGGACAGGTATGGGTATATGATGCTGCTGATATAAATCTGGAAACAGAGTTTGAAGTTTCTTCTGTATCATCTAAACAGATCACTCTTGCTTCAGGGGACGAGGATACAGCTGTTGTTGTATTCTACACAACTAAGAAAACTAATGTGTACAATATCAATATTAAGTCTACAAGTTTCCCAAGAGCCTTCACGGTTTACGGAGATACATATATGAAAACGACAGATGACGACATTCTTCCTTATCTGTTCAAGGCATATAAAGCTGTTCCACAGCCTACAATGTCTCTTGCATTTTCTAATAATGGAGATCCTGCAACAGTTACAATTACATGCGACCTCCTGGTTGACGATGATGGAAATCTGCTCGATCTGACACTGCTTCCGGAGGAAGTTGAGGGGGGAATAATTCCCCCTGATGACCTTGCCTTAGTCGGCAGGGGGAAAGTTGGTAAGGCAAAAGTTGGAAAACGGATATAAGGAGGTGTCGTGATGGCTTACACAAAGAAAACTTGGCAAGATAACGAAACGATTACAAAAGAAGCATTAAATAATATGGAAACAGGCATCGAGACACTGGATAAGGCGATGCCAACGGCTCCGGGTAATGCTACTACTGCTAAAGCCGGTCTAGTAAAACAGATGGCAAAAGTAGATGATGCTACAACAGAAACAACTACAGATTTAAAAAATAAAATCAATGAATTGATTGCTGCTATGAAAACAGCGGGAATCATGGCAAATAGTTAATCGATTGTGGATTGATACATAGGGTATAAAGATATGCAATCCGCAATATTTTTATGCCCTATTTTTTACGATAATAAAACAAGCGAGGTGATTACTATTAAATTCAAGTCATTTGAAGATGTAAAAGAAGTCTATGGTGAGAAAAACTTAATTAAAATCTGTAATCTGAAACAGATTATCACCTATGCCAAATTAAATGTACAACCTGTTTGGATTGATGAAGGATATAAGGGAAAACTGATCGGGTATTATTTTGCCCCTGAAACTAAAAAAGCGTGGGAATATTGGAAAGCTTCTACTCCTCCATCCAACCATTAAGGAGTAGATAGTTTATGGAAGAAATAAAAATTGTAATTGATCAGGATACTCTTGATCGATATGATAAGTTCTATTTTCGCTGTCATCCAAAAGCGAAGAAACTACCAATTGAAAGGCCGAGACATCCATCTATTAACGAATGGTTTATATTGCCAAGACCACAAATGAATGCCCTTAAACAAAAATGGAAAGATTTTGGTTGCTGGCTTATTCAGGATCTCGGGTATGAAAATAAGAAATTAGAACATTTTACGGTTACGATAATAGTATATTTTGAAAATAGGATTCGTCGAGATGTAGATAATCAAGTTCCGAAGTTTTTATTGGATGCATTTACAGTATCTGGTTTTATTGTAGACGATGACATGAAGCACCTCAAAAGTCTAACTCTTTCTGCCGAGTATGACCCAGAGCACCCTCGGACAGAAATTATTGTGACTCTATTATAATGGGAAGTGATTCATTGTATTCATTCGAAATTAGCAATGAGATGCAAAAACATAACTACTCTCTTCCATCATCTTTATATATTCATATTTGTCATACCTCTACACAGTTGCAGGGAATTCGGTATAATGCATGGGATCAAACGTATGAGATGTGGGATGGGGAAAATAATTATTGGAAATTTAAGGTTTATTATTCGCATGATTGATGAGAGCAGTTCCCACAGTAGATGTGTTTCAAAACGAGAGTCTGATCCACAGCTACAGGAATGAACGATGCTTTACGCTATTTTTTAGGCAAAGAACGCCAGTGCGCACATACAGATTCGATATGGCCGAATCTGATTCTTGTGTATGCACGTACGTACACACATTTATATTTTTGACTAAACATGAGATTTCACCAGATCTTTCTCTCAGAATTATGAGATAAGAACTGCTCTCATCAAAATATCATATCAAATTATTGGAGGATTGTATATATGAAAATTGAAAATTTGAAAGTTAAAGAAAATATCTCTTTTGATGATAAAGTAATGGCCATTGATTATATCGTGAATCGTCAGTTTGAATTTGACGAAGACGGGTTTGTAAGTGCTTATTGTCCACATTACATAGAACCAGCACAAGTCGAGGCTATCGTTACCTTCTTCATGGAAGGAATCTATTTTGAAGATGGGGAAGTGATCTATGATGCCGTCATTCAGAATAAAGAGGTAAACGAAACGGTTTGCAGTTTCTTTGTGCAGTCTAAGCGGAAAACTGTATTGACTTACCCTCAACAGGTAATGCGATTTGTAATGGAGTGCGTTGCTGAAAAACTGTCATTTATGAAACAACTATATTTAAATAGAATTTTAACCAGACGTGATTCTCTCGGAGAATTTTTAGATCATCTTTCCAAAAAAATTGATGAATTAGACATATCAAAATTTAATGGCATTGACATGGATGTCATGAATCATTTCATGCAGACTGTATCTGATACCAATGGTGATGTGGAGAAAATCGCCAAAGCATATGTGCGAGAACTTCGCAAAGATGGATCAACTCCTCATTCATCGGAGTCGAATGTGGTTCCAATTCGTAAAGACGCAGAATAAGGAAGTGGTTTGAATGTCCAAAATGGTGAATAGTTTTGCTGAATTGGAATCAGCTATCAGCAGAAATCTTGCAAGTGCAATGACCGGCGCACGTAATGAAGTAAAAGAAAAACTGGAAGATAATGTCATGGACTACTATAGTCAGGGATCTCCAAAAATATATAAAAGAACCGGAACATTGCTAACATCGCCAGAAGCAACTCCTGTTTCCGGTGGTGGGAAAGAATGGGAATTTACGGCTTATATGGATGAATCAATCAGTTACTCAACAGGCACATATAGTGGTGCTGAAGTAATTGACGTGACAGAAAAAGGTGTTTCCGGTGTTCTTGGTAAGTCCGGATATTTTCGTCAGACAGAGGATGAAGTTCCGGACATTGTAGACAAACATATGTCGAAATATTTTGATCGTGCATAGCTCTGTATTTATTTTATTTTGTCTGCCACTATGGTATACTTTAAATATCAATTCATAGGAGGTGTACCAAATGGCACGAAAAAAGAAACTTGTGACAGAAGATCCAAGCTCACAGATTGAACAGTTGAAAATTGAGATCGAAAATCTAACTCAAGAATTGAAGGCTAAAAAAACAGAGTTGAAGCAATTGGAGAAAGATAAAATAGCGTATGATTCATATCAGGAATATTTAAAACAGGAAAAGCAGAAAGAAGAAATTGTTCAGTTGGTAGTGGAATCCGGCAAAAGTTTAGATGAAATCCGGGAACTGTTATCTCAAAACTAAACATTTGATAATAATTTAGGATCTAACCGAATGGTTAGATCTTTTTTTATGCTCCTTTCTAGGGAGCTTTCAATAGAAAGGGGTGATTATTTTTTGAGTAATTATGAAGTAAAAGTCAAAGCGAATTTAGATACAAGTGAAGCACAACAAAAATTAAAAGCATTACAAAACGGCAACCATACTATCAAGGTTAAAACAGAAATCGATTCTTCTAAAGTAGATGATTTATTGAAAAAATTCAAAGGAACTCAAACAACCAAATTCAAATTCGATGCTGATACTTCCGGCATGGAAAAGTTCACATCTAGTTTGAATAAAATGAAAAAATACGTCAGTTCGTATAAGTTAGATGTGGACGTTTCTAAAGCAAATGCTTCGATACAAAAATTTTCCGGACAAACCACAAAAACTCTTGAAAAAGCCCGTACTCTTCTTGACCAAATCAATAAAGACTTTACTGATGTGAAGTTTGCTCCAAATAATGATGTCTTATCAGACAGCTATAAAAAGCTTCAAACTCACTTATCCCAATATAACAATTTAATGAAGAAAGCCAAAATAGAGTCTGATAACCTTGGCGATTCTATAAAGAAAGCGGCAACGACTTTTAATACTCTTGATGCAATCACAGCAGGTAATAGAACTGAAACCTGGTTAAAAAATAACTCTAAAGCTGCGAAAGAATATGGCGAAACCTTAGAAGAACTTGCGAGAAGACAGAAAGCTGCTACTTCTAAATCAGAGCTTGCAGAGTACACAAAGCAAGTTAATATGCTTAAATCCGAAGCTTCTGCAAGGGGGATGACTGGATTAAGTACTACAGAAGAATTAAAGCGGGCATTTTCTCAAATTAGTCAGTTTGCCGGAATCTATAATATCCTTGAAAATGTCGTTGTAGATGGTGGACGTGCAATGGCTCAAGCTGTTTTACAGGTTGACGATGCTATGACTGATTTACAGATGGCCACAGGGGTATCTCAACAACGGGCTGCTGAACTCATGTCCACCTATGCAGATTTAGGGCAAGAGTTAAAAGCGACTATGGTTGATGTTTCTGCTAGTGCAACTGAATGGCTGAAACAGGGAAAATCAATTGAAGAGTCTCAAAAACTTGCAAGAGATTCGATCGTTCTTTCAAAGATCGGGGATCTGTCTTCTGAAGACTCCACGAAAACCATTACTGCTGCTATGAAATCCTATGACATGGCAGAATCAGAAGTAATGAACTTTGTAGATGAAATTTCGGCTATTGACATGGCAAGTGCTACTGATGTTGGTGGTTTGGCTACTGCATTTAACGAGGTGGCTGCCAACGCAAAGCAAGCCGGAGTGAGTACGAAACAGTTATTAAGTTACGCAGCTGTAATTGGTGAAACTACTCAGGAAGGTATGGCATCTGTCGGTACATCGCTGAATGCTATCTTCTCTCGCATGGGTAATATTAAATTAGCACGTTTGAAAGATTACCAAAATAATGGGGAAGATTTAAGTAATGTAGAGACTGTACTTCGTGGTGTTGGTATTCAATTAAGAGATTCACAGAATGAATTCCGAGATTTCGATGACGTACTGGCTGATACGGCTAATCGTTGGGAATCATTTAGTGGAGTACAGCAACGTGCTGTATCACAGGCGTTTGCGGGCACACACCATATGAATGATTTCATGATCCTCATGCAGAATTGGGAGAATGTTGAGAAATACATTGAAACCGCTGATAATTCATCTGGACAATCAATGCAAAAGTTTGAAGCTTATCAGGAATCTTTGTCTGGTAAACTTGAAGGGTTAAAAGGACAGTTCCAAGAGTTATCAACTGTAACTTTAGATTCTGATTTCTTAAAGGGATTAGTTGATGGAGCTACTGCTGCTTTAAATGTTGTAACCGAATTAGTTGATAAAGTCGGTATATTACCGATGGTGCTTGGCGGTATTGGAACCGCTGCATTCTTCAAGAACCTGGATCGGGGAAAATCCTCCCTGCATTCTTATAGTTTACTATTAAGTGGGTCTATTATTGTGGAGAAAGTTGCATGATGGCGCAACGGACAACACAGTGAGAAGAGGGTTCTAAAATAAATAGAGGAATAAATCGTTGAACTTGCTATTCCGTTATGGTGAAGTGGATGAAATAAAAGTATGGGATTGATACCATATTCCGCAACAACAACGAGCCAACCAGACTGCGTATAAGTCGCATCATATAATCCGCTAGTAGCAATTACGGACTTCGTAATGGCGGGATAAAGGTGCTAAATGTCTGGAAGTGTTGGGAGGGCGCCCTTCCTCTGGGGTTTATTGGTGCCATAATCAATAATCCTTGAATGCACGTCCCAAGGTAAATTTAAAGTATGATAGTAAAATCTATCCGGTGTACTCTTCCATCGTTTTGGCAAGAAGAGAGAAATTATTCGGAGGTAAAGGTAAAATATTGTTTATTTTTTTGTATTTTGGTTGTATAATCTTTAATAGATATTGTATGCAAATGATAAAAACAAAGTATGGAGGCACTAATTATGGAAATCAGTATTTTACATCTATCTGATTTACATATTACAAATAGAAATGGTATCTACTCTGACGTACATAAAAATTTACTTCAAGATATAAAGAAACAATGCCAATATTTAAATCATATTATAATAGTAATAACAGGAGATGTAATCGATAAAGCTAACTATGATGAAACTTTTGAAGTTGCAAAAAAATTTTTTCAAGATCTTTATGAGTATATAGGTGATAAAGTCATAGGGGTTGAAATAGTTCCAGGTAATCATGATAAAAAGCAACATTCTTTTGATAAACATTTTGTCGAAGTGCAAAGGGAACTTTGTGAGATACCAGAGATAGACACTTCAGATTGGGAGTATCATTGTGTTTCATATAAAAAATATTTTGCCTTGGCAAATACGATTAGAAATATTTTTAATAAAAATAGTATGAAAATTGTAGACTCATCGTATGTCGAGGCTATTGATGAACAACAATTTGCAATTATTTTTATTAATTTAGATACTTCTTGGGCATCATATGGGGGGAATGAAGACAAACGCAAGTTACGTATTAATTTGACGCAATTATCGAAACTTCGTGATGCTTATCAAAGCAAACGTCACTCACTATCTAAGCCATGTATTACTATAATGACAGCTCATCATCCTTTAAGTTGGCTCAAAGAAAGTGATGAAACCTTTCTATCTTCTTGGCTATTTAATTCAGAATATTTTAATATTGATTTTTATTTGAGTGGTCATACTCATGATAGACAAATAAAATCATATTTTGATACATATAAATCTTATATAACATTAGTTACTGGAATTGGATGGGAAAATAAAAGAGCAGACGAAAGTAACGAATTTCACAGGTATTCTATATATCATTTAAATCTTAGAACTAATTCTTGTGAAATCTTAATTCGTAAAACATGTACTGATGGGAATTTCGATTATGATAATGACGTTCTCTTAACTGACTTAGAAAAGAAAGATAAACGAATTTATCTTCCAATTAAACCTTTTAATTGTAGACCAACGTTAAAAATACCTGTATATCGAGATAATTTTTTAAAAAGTGAATACCTATTTATCGATAATACGGTTATTGAAAAAATGAAAACTATTTCAATTTTATTTTACGATATCATGTCCCATATGAAACAATTCCAAGCCATGCATATTCAAGATTTCTTTGTAAAATATGAACTATATAAAAGAACAGAAGGCACCAAAAAGAAAGAGGAAATTTATAAAAATTATTTTTATAGAAATGAGGACAATTCTACTGTCACAAATTTGTTTAACGAAATCGCTAATAAGAAAATTATCTATGAAAACTTTTTATCATATTTACGAGAATTATGTGGAATAATAGTGACGAGTTTTAAAGATGCCTTTCCTGGTATAGATTACATTCGGTTACATATACGCAAAAATTATCGAATTAAGGTGGATGCGAATATGGGGAAAGAAGAAAATGAACTTTATATCACGCTTTGTCAAGCAAATGCTGAACATATTTTACCTTCGATTCGAGATATTAATTATGATAGTATGATTAAGTTAGCGTTTGACAACAACTGTTCCTTTGTCTATTCACATAACAAAGAATACAATCCATTATCAAAATTAAACGAAAAATATGATAACTTTATTACAATGGCTCCGAATAGCGCTATAAACACTTATAGATACAAACGAGAGGGGAAAGAATATTTACGTCCGTATTTAGCTGCTGCGTTATCAATCAAGTGTAATATAGACTCCAACTTATTAGATATATTGAATTACTTGAATATTCAAACATTTATCTTTGGTTTAATCTATGATTACGTTGATTTATTTAAAATTAAGATGGAAGATTTTATAAAGGAGGACATCTCATGAAATATTTAAATTCAAAACATCTAAAAAATCTCGATGATAATACATTGGTATATGTAAATAGGAATGCTCTGAACACAACAATAGCAAAATACGAGATTGATATGGAAGAAGGGGATGCTTTCCAAGAAGAATTAAAAAGTCTATTAGAATTGTGGAACAAGGTATATATTTCAGAACGAAGAAATAAGCGTATAAATTCTTATATTTTGATGAAAACGAAAGATATTAAAAAATACTTTAAAAATTATCAAGATTTACCTAATGGAACGTTTGGATTACAAAACAAATAATTAACTTGGTCGAGAAGGAGAAAAGAGTCCCCTCCTTCTCGACTTTCACTACCACTTATATCCACAATTTTTACATTGGAATTGGCTACGTGCTGTTTTGCTAAAAAGTCCAAATCCAACTGCTCCTGCTGCTTTTGCAACAGAATGTATTTTTTTTATGTCGGTTGATCCACAAGTAGGACATTTTGGTTGAGGATGAAGTGCTTCCCGTTTTCTTTGTTCTTCTGCCTTTTTTTGGCGAGTACGTTCTATTGCTTGTTTTGTTTCTCTTTCTCTTTTTTCTCTTTCTTCGATCCGTTCCGAATAAAGATTAAAATCAAGCGTATCTTTTACATACTCATTAATGTAATCACGTTCTGCTAGTGTTGGATTGTAATTATATTTGTCCCAAATAATTTTATTAAAATCTGATATTTTTTCGTTTGTTTGTTTTAATATTGAGTTACAATTCCTACAATAAAATATTTCTTCATCATTTGATGTCAACAAACCACATTTAGGACATATACGGAGATATCCTGTTTTTAATTGATTTCCTTCACAAAACCCGATCTCTCTCATAAAATCCGATATATTAAAATCACAATTTGTACAATGTCCAAGTTTCACTTCTACAACTTGATTACAGTTAGGGCATTTTGCTCTAAACATACTGCACCTCCTAAGTATCTTTTAAATAAGTATACCATATTGTATCAATAAAGCCAAATTATTGTATGAAAAGTCACTTAAATCAGTTGGTAGCTTATTTGAAAGCGTATCATCCATGTCTGGTGCAAGATTTAAAAATTTGTCTTCGTTGGATGATATGCTTGGATGGCAACAGAAATCTTTCGATCTGGCTTTCCAAATCGGTGCGGACGGTATCAGTGAATACACAATGGAGCAGATTAAGGCGAAATCTGCTGTCATGGGGTTAAATGATGAATTGACTGCTCAGGCACTTGCACTTGCCAGTGATGCTGATTTTACAGCAAAGGCTTCTGCGAAGAAAATCACATATAAAGATGCAGTTGATAAGTATTTAGACGATAATTATGAGGCGATTGGAGAAGCACTTAAAAATAATAAAAAGCTTAAACAATCTACGGTTGACGCTTTAGAATCTGCAGCACAAGAAGGTGTCGACAAATATAAGGAAACAATTAGAAATGTTGTGAACTATACCGGTGATATTGCAGATGGTATCGATCTAGCGGACGATATTGTTGACATTGGTTCTTCTGCCGCTTCTGCTACTTCCGGAGTAACAGGGTTAGGTGCTGCATTCAAAGGTTTAGCCGCAAGTGCGAAATCGTTATTTGTCACTTTAGCTACCAATCCTTTGACATATTTTGCTGCTGCGGCTGTTGGGGCGATTGCTTTTGTTAATCATCAGAGAAAAGCTTTTGACGAAGCGAAAGAACAAGCCCAGGAATCTCAGCAGTCCTATTCCGATGCAGCTTCACAGGTTACTTCTCTGAATTCGCAATTACAAGATACGAATTCACAGATTGAAGCTATTCAATCAAAAGGCACACTATCAATTACGGATCAGGCAGAATTAGAACGACTTCAGCGTCAAAGTACTGAGTTGGAAAGACAACTTGATTTGGCTCAACAATTAGCCGATGCAAAATCAACGCAAGCAGCAGAGGATGCTGTAGATGCATTAGAAAAAACTTCTACCGAAGATTTAGCTACTCCATTAAAAGTTAAAGATGGGACTTACAGTGCGGAACGTGATGCTGGGTATCAATATACGGATATCGTGACTGCTACGAAAAATGAGATCGCTGAGTTAGAAGAATTAAATAAACGGCGAGATTCCTTAATGGAGAAAAGATCCAGCTCTTCTAAAAAAGAAAAAGAAAATATTGATTCTCAGATATCTGATATTGAAGCTCAAACGGAAAAACTCAAGGATGGGTTATCTTCGAATATTTCTGACTTATCTTCTCTCCGGGAAAACTTCATTGATCAAACAACTGGCGCAGTCAAATCAGGATATGAATCATATTATAATGATATCACTGACTTAATCGATTCTTATAATATGATCGATTTATCGCCGATTGAACGGAAAGCACAATCTCTGGAAAATTTCTTTTCTGATACACAAGCATCCGGAATTAAATCCTACTTGCAGGAGTTAGCGAACTCCGGCGCTTCTGTAGACGAGATCGCTTCTGCTTTTGATTCTCTCGGAATTAGTATTGACGGCGTTACCTCAAAAGAAGTTGGACAATATTTTAAGGATATGGCTACTGCCGCTAATGAAGCAGCGGATGCAGCTCAAAAAGTAGATGGGTCTTTTGCCGGTGTGCAAGTCGCAATGGAATCAGATAACCAGGGTGCAGAATGGGATGCAATGTCCTCTAATCTGCAAAAAGCGTTAGAGTTATATCAGAATGGGTTAGTTGGAACGGACGATTTCCAGACAGTTGCTCAATGGTTATCCCCTACTCAAATCGATGAAGATCAATATAAGTATGATTCTGATGCTTATGTTGCTGCTTGGGAGTCAGCATATAAGAAAGTCAAAAATTGGTTTGATTCTGATAACCCATTACAGAGCATGTATAATTTTGTTGATGATCTTAAAGATGCTGGAATTGCCAATGTAGTAAAAGATACAACGGGATCATTAATCGAGATGACGCCTGAATTCAAGTCTACTGCTGAAGCTGCAAAAGATTTAGGAGTTGGTGTAAATTCAGTTGAAGCTGCAATGCATAAACTGGAAGAATACGGATTTGAATTTGACGATGTTTTATTCAGTGGTGATGCATTAGAGGAATATAAAACTTCGTTAGATCAGATTAAACAGCTTTATGATAAAATGGGGGAAGGTGCTGGGAAATCCAGACTTGGAGATTTAATTCAAGGGTGGGATTCGCAGTATGATATCTTTGAAAAAGATCTAAGTAAGCTGACTGAAGATCAGATTATTCACATTAAGTTTGAATACGATCTTGCATCAATACAGAGCCAAATTGATGAATTGCGTGATCAGATTGCAGGCGGTCTCGAGGGCGACGAAGCAAATAAAGCTTGGGCTAATGTGATCGCACAGAATAATAGATATATCAGTACAGCTAAAGAGGGTGTGGGATTATCTCAGCAAGGTATTGAAATTCCTGCAACTATCACGAATATTGATTCAAGTATTTCTGAGTTGCAGAAGAAAATGCAAAAGGCTACCGGCAAACAAAAAATTGAATTGCAGGCCGACATTGCAAATCTGCAAGAATTACAGAAAGGTGTTCTGAATTCATTCTCTGATCTCCATCCAGAAATTACGGCAGAAAGTGATCCATCACAAGTAACAGCAGCGTGGCAAGATTACTTTTCGAAACCTCAAAAAATTTATGTAGATGCTGAATTAGATACTCAATCTATCGAAGATTATCTTGCTAAACTTCAGCAAGGAAGTACCATTACATTTGATGCAACAGTTGACGGGCAAAATTCCGTTGTAAATGCAACGAAAAATAAAAATGGTCAAATCGTATATTCCGAAGTTTTAGACGATGGATCATCTCGTGCTTTAGATGCTGAAACTCAAAAAGATGGTACTATTACTTTCACTGCTGATACATCGGAAGCAGAAAAGAAAGCTGAAAAAGCTTCTAAAAAAGATGGAGAAATTAAGTATAATTTCGAGACAGATGTAAAAGGAGCAGAAAGGGTCGAGGAAATTAGTAACTCTATTATGTCTACTTTACTCGGTATCCCAGAAGAAAAGGTAGTAGAAATAGATTCTGAAGATCACTTATCAGATGATTTAATCTCACTTTTATCTAATCTTAGTGGAATTCCGGAAGAAAAATTAGTAGAAATCAATGCTCAAGATAATGGAGCTACTGATGTTATTGCGGAAGTATTATCTCAATTAAGCGGTATCCCTTCTGATGTTTTAACGGAGCTTCTTGCTAACGATGGTATTTCCGGCACTGTTTCTACTGTTATTTCTGGTTTAACTGGAATTCCAGAATCTACAGTAACAGAGCTTTTAGCTACAGATAGTGCAAGTGGTGTTGCAAGCCTTGTGCAGTCTGCCATTCAAAATATTCCTTCATCTTGGCTTACTCGATTAAGCCAGTCTGGTGGAGAAAATGTTGCCAGCACTGCTAATCAAGCCAAGGGTTCTATATCATCTATTCCTACGAGTTGGAGTTCACTTATCTCTCAAACTGGAGCTGAATCTGTCCAAAGTGCAGCGAATCAAACCGCATCTGCTGTAAATAGTGTCCCTTCTTCAAAAACGGTTACATTTACCACTATTGTTAAGAAAGTCACACAAACAATCTCACAGGCAATAAACAATAATCCATATGCTGGAAAAATCCATGTTAATGGTACTGCTCATGTAGATGGCACAGTTAATCGCAATGCTGGCCACGCTTTTGCTTCTGGTAACTGGGGAATTGAACGTAATGAAACTGCACTTGTAGGCGAGTTGGGTCCTGAAATATTGGTGCGTGGCTCACGTTATACCACCATAGGTGATCGTGGTGCAGAGTTTGTAAATCTTAAACGTGGGGACATAATTTTTAACTCAAAACAGTCTGAAGAGCTATTACGGAATGGATATGTGACATCTGGCGGAGGACGTGCGCAAGTTTATCTTGAAGGATCTTCTTATGCTTATGGTTCTGCGTATGCGAATGGTGGACGATTACCTGTCCCTGGAACAGGTGGTTATGCAACTGCTCATAAACAACCTTCATACGCTTCCTCCAACTCTTCTAAAAAATCATCTTCAACCAATAAATCATCTGGAAAATCGAATGTTTCAAGTAAATCAAGCAAATCTTCATCTTCTTCTAAATCGTCTGGATCTTCTTCAAAAGATAAATTTGAAGAGGTAACGGATTATGTAGAAATTTATCTGAAACGATCCAGTGAACTTACCGAAAAACTGGTAGATGCCATTGATACAGCTACTACTCTTGCCGGAAAACAAGAAGCAAATTCTAAAGCTTTATCTCAGATTTCCAGCGAAATTACTGCTAATCAGCAGGGATATAATAAATATATCTCACAAGCAAATTCTGTTGGACTGTCCGAATCATATGCAAAGCAGATTCGTGATGGTAGCCTCAACATTGAAACAATCACGGATGAATCTCTAAAAGAGAAAATTGATGACTATCAGCAGTGGTTCGACAAAGCCAAGGACTGTGAAGAGCAGATTGTAGAACTTCAAAAGCAGCAACGTGAACTTGCTTTAGAGCGACTGGAATACATTTCCGATTACTATGATAAACTTGTTGAAGTTAATTCTACTTTACAGGATCTAAATGAAGAGCGGATCACTTACAATGATAATATTGGTTCTTCAGCAACCAGTGATTATGTAAAACAGCTCTTAACTTCTTCAGTGAACGCTGAACAAGCCAAGTATAATTATCTAGCAAAACAGCTTGCTGATTACCAGAAAGAATTCAATTCCTTAATGTCTCAAGGGTACATTACCAAAGGAAGCGATGCTTATCTGGAAGCACAGGCTACAATCAATGAATTTAATCAGGAAATTATAGAATCCAGCAATTCGTTAATTGAATTGCAGGATCAGATCCGTGAATTAGATTACACAAAATTACAACAGGTCATCGATGCGTTAGATCGATCAGCAAAGCGTTTAGAGAACGGAACTGACTATACTGAATCTCGTGGGGAAGATGTATCAGAATCCGATCTCCAAGAACAGTTAGATAACTCTAACAAACAAATTCAGGCAAATTATGATAAGCGAAATGCTCTCTTGAAAGAACAAGCATTGTATGCTGTTGGCTCTACCCGATATCAAGAGATTGCTGATCAGATTGCTGATCTGGACGATTCGATTTATGATGCATTAGAAAATATTGAGGATCTTAAAGACCGGATTTGGGAAGTTAGATGGCAACCATTCTTTGACGGTCAAGAAGCCCTGAGTGATTTAATCACAGAGGCAGATGATCTTCGCAGCTTATTGAATGATGATGCGTTTATTGGTAAGAATGGCGGTCTGACTGCCGAAGGTATTACCAATGTGGCTTTAATTAGCCAATCTATGAATGCAGCCAAGCAGCAAATCAGGAATTATCAAGAGGCTTTAAAGAAATTAAACGAAGATCTCGAAAACGGTAATATTTCTACTTCCGAATACGAAGAACAGCAAAAAGAGTTCCTTTCTTCGATTCGTGATTCGGTTGGAGTGGTTGAAGACTATAAGGATGAGATCATAGATTTATGGAAAGCTCAATTAGAAGCCGAAAATGATGTTATCCAAGATAGCATTGATAAGCATAAAGAATTACTTCAAGCAAAAAAAGACAACGATTCTTATAGTCGGAATGTTAGAAGCCAGACAAAAGAAATCAATCAGATTAAGGCTGAAATTAGCGCCCTTTCCGGAGTGAATAACGAGAGCGCAAAAGCTGAACTCAAGAGGCTTCAATCGCAGCTTCAAGAGGCCGAAAATGCGTTGAGCGAGACTCGAAGCGATCATGAATATGATGTCCGTGAAAAGGGATACGAAGGATTATCGGATGATCTTAACCAGGCTCTTCAGGATACTCTCGATGAAGTAACTTACAATGTTGATAAGCAGGAGCAAGTTATTTCAGAAATGCTGAATCGAGTCGTTGATCAGTACCAGACTGCTTATGGGAAAATTCAAGAAATCATTGCTAATACAGGCTTTACCCCAAGTGGAGGTATGAGTTCTAACATTGACAATCTTGGTACTGCTTCTGGCGCACAAGATCAAGTCAATGACAGTAATACAATTGCTCCTGATTATAATCCGAGTGGTTCCGTATCTGATATTAATACTGGGGCAATCCAAAGTGGCGAGGCGCAAAGTAATAATGATAATATTGAAAACATTATTAGTCAAGAACCGAATACTACGAATCGTCCGGTTGCAGAATTAAAACTTACCACTACTTCTCTCTCACTTCAAGAGGGACAATCTGGATCAGTAAAATATTCGATACGACCGACTGATGCTGCCAATAAGAAGTTGAATTGGAAATCAAGCAATACGGCTGTTGCAACTGTTTCTAATGGAACTGTTAGGGCTGTAAAACCTGGTACTGCGACGATCACTGCGATGACAACAGATGGTAGCGCATTATCAGCTTCTTGCGGAGTCACAGTTACTAAGAAACCAGATCCGCCAAAACCGAAGCCTTCAAACCCAAATTCCAACACGAACAAGAAAACCGGTGACGGTGTTCCTCGCATTGGAGATAAGGTTAAATTTGAAAGCGGAAAGTACTATTATGATTCTTATGGTTCCAGACCAGTTGGAAGCAAACATCGTGGGGAATATCTCTACATTACTTACATGAATTCTAAAGCTCCATACTCTATTCATCTTGGTGTAAAACCGCAGCCGGGTTACTATAGTGATCTTGGATGGGTTAAGCTGAATCAGATCAGCGGGTATAAAGATGGAACTCTTGGAGTATCAGTAGATCAGTTTGCAAAGATCAACGAAATGGGTAAGGAATTAATTATCCGCCGTGGCGGAAATGATCATACATGGTTGCAGCATGGTGATGGAGTTGTTCCGTCAGATTTAACAAAAAATCTGTTTACTCTCGGAGCCAATACGAATACGATCATGAAAAGTATTTCGAATACAGGAGTAGGAAAGACAAATCAATCTATGGTGGTCAATAACCATTATGACAGCCTGCTTACGGTGAATGGATCTGTTGACAAAGATGCCTTGCCGGGTCTGAAAGAGCTTTTGGAAAAATCATATGATTATACAATGCAACAGGCATATAAAGATGCCGGTAAGATTGGCATTAAGAAAAGTATTTAACATTAAAATATCACAATGGGATCACGGTTTATTCCGTGGTCCTTTTGCGTGAAAAGTGGGGTGAGCAAAAATGATATTAGTTTGCAAAGATTTTAAATTTGATAATCAAACATTGTCACAAAAACATTTGATTTCTGTGAATTTTGAAGAAGATACTTCTATTCCATCTGTTCTTACACGAGAAATGGAATCCAGTGACATGAATAAATATCGGCCGGAAACAACAGGCTTTGGCACAAGATATTCTGAAACATTGGTATTCGATATTCATTTAATGAAAGACGATAGTTTTTATGTGTCACAGGAGGAATTAGAAATTGAACAATCCGATTACGAATCTATTGCTTCATGGCTGAGTTCACCTCCAAATCATATGTGGCTTGAAGTAACTAAGGAGAATGGCGAAAAAGCTAAAGTAAAAGGATACTTCTCTTCTATTACTCCTCATGATAAATGGGGAATCTGCTATGGTTTAGTATGTACGTTCACATGTAATTCTCCATTTTCTTACTCTGAGAAAGCTATCGATCAGCAAATTTCTGGCGTAAATAATTTCTTGGTTTCTAATAGCAGCAGTGATCGATATGATTACATCTATCCTACTCTGGAAATTACTCCAAGCAACAATGAAGAAATTTTCATTCATAATTTGTCAGATAGTCACATTTTAGATACGGGAATGATATCTGCAACGGACGATAAAGACAATAATATCATTCTCTTGATGCAGAAAATCAGCGCTTATGCGTCTCTAAATAATCTAACGGTGACATATCTCTATGATGATGCACATCAGAATGTAGTAACAATCTGCGATAAAACTGCTCTTTTATTCTACATGAAAGACTCATACGGAATCCAAAATAAGTACGTGGCTTACTATATTGAATCTAATAAGCAGTATACCATCTGTCAAGGCGGGTTCTTTTACTGTAAGTTGTCGAAAGGTCTGAAAATCAAAGTGGATGCCAAGAACCTTGCGATTTACGACTTGCTGGATCGACCGGTGCTGTTTGATACGATGGGTATTCAAGATGAAGATGAAATCTATTGGATGCGTCTTATTTATGGGAACAATAGCTTCTGTGTAAGGGGAAACTTTTCGCTTCGGATTTCTTACTTAGAACCGCACAAAGGAGGGCTGATCTAGTTGAGGATTTTATACGATCACTATGGCCGGATTGAGCCGTCTCGTGCTTATCTCGCAAAACCGGACAAAACGATTCTGTGTGCATTGAATTCGATTGATGTCCACTCTGTAAACTTCACCGGAAACGGAAATGACCTTTCCTCTATCTCTTTTAATATAGAACAGCATGTAGAAACTGAAGATAAATTAGTTGAGGCAAACGGGTATGAATTAGTATCCAAAAATATGAAGCTTGACATTTCAAATGTAGGATGGTTCATCATGGATACTCCGACAATCCATCATACCGGCAATAGGGAATATAAAACGATCAATGCGTATTCTGCTCAAAAGGAATATGGACAGGTTCCATTGGATCAGTGGAAGGTAAATCGTGGGACAACAGATTCCTTGGAGATGTTGGTAGATGGCAATGTAGAGGAAATTGAGGGTGTTGAGTTTGCAAAAGAAAATATTAAATTCCAACATGAAAGCAATCCTGAACTCAGCTTAGTAGATATTTTAGTATCTAAGGTTCCTGGATGGAAAGTGGGCTATGTAGATCCGATCCCAAAAGTATACGAAACTTACGATAACGGAGAATTGGTAACTACCTCGGTCAAACTTGCAGATGAAGTAGGTACCTTTGATGTGGATTATAGCGATGCCTACTCTTTTATGGTGCAGGATTTTGAGAAATACTTTAACTGTATTGTAGAATTTGATTATTTAAATTTGGAGGTGAATTTCTACCGTGTCGAGAATTATGGTGAAGATACCAATGTTACGATCGGTTTCCGAAATGTCGAAAATACAAATGATGTAACCGTGGATGAAGATAATATCTTCACAAAATTTCGTGTCACAGGTGGCGATGATTTAGGGATTGAACAGGTCAACGGTGGTAGCAACTATCTGATCTACCTCTCAGATTATTTCTTAAATGAAAAATATCTTAGCGCTTCTACGATTGAGAAGTATAAGAAATGGTCAGCTTTTTGTGATTCCGCAAGATATACCTACGCTGATTATTCCCGGCAATGGAACACGCTGCAAGATGAAATTACGGGATTAAACGACCGGATGCCTGTTTCCGATTGTAACCCGGAGAATTGGCAGAATCTCAGCGATGAAGAACTGCTCTCTTTGAAAGCAGATTATGAAGCACAAAAGCTGGGGTATGAAAAAATCTACGTCGATGACGAGGGTAACTTCGATATGGACTTACTTAATGCATCCCCCGATGCCAATATCTATCATCAGATTGCGGACACGATCCTTCCAAATATTCAAATCGAAATCGATAACCGTGATCTTCCTACATCAGAAGGTGAAGAAGATTATCTGGAAGCCTATGAGACGAATTGGGATTATTATGGTGTAAATGAACTGACAGTGAAGTTGCAGTCTTATCAGGACATTGTGAATCTGCTGAAAAAGAGTCATTATGATTTGACGTGGGAGCGATATCAAGAACTTTCACAGTCCGATCCAGACAAATATCCCGTCTTAACGGAAAGTGGATTCGAAGATAAGCATGAAGAGTACGAAAAGAATGCACTACAGTTAGATGAAAACCATATCGATTCCTGTGCTTATGCTCTGAAACAGAGGAAAGAAGAAGTTACGGAAAAAGAATCAGAACAAACCTCAGTGAATGAATCCAGATCTGCTCTTGCTAAAAATATGGATATGAATACCTGGACAGGTATTGAAGAAGTTGACGGTAAAGCTGTTCCAGCTAACGTATTTACTACAAAGGAATTATCTGAAATCAATCATCTTCTGAATCAGAGTACCTATACAAATGAAAATATCTTTGTCAGTTCAGTAGATGGATTGTCTGATACAGTTACTATCCAACAGAAATTATGTGAGACAGCTTTAGATGATATCGCTGTTTACGCTGTACCTCAGACAATTTACGCAACTACCATGGATAATATCCTTGCTGCTAGTGGAAATGAACTTCATGCACACGATATTGACTACGGGAATTTCATTCGTCTCGGTATTCGGGATGATTATTATGTAAAACTGCGTGTTTCGCAGATGTCATACAATCCATTCCTGTACGACAATAATTTTACCATTTCATTTTCCAATATGGTGAAGTCTGGTAAAACCAGACATGACTTCATTTCCTTGCTTAATATGAGTAACAATCTCAGCAATGCTTCTGCATCAAATTCCTACTCTTCTAGTTTTCAGATTACTGACGAGAATATATATCAGGTCTTACAGCGTCTTTTGCAATCTTCTTCCTTTAATAATAAAGTACAAAATATTATTAATAATTCATCTGACAATTATAATGATTATTTAGTAGCTGGTGACATTTATGGGAATAACGGATTCTTTCAGTATATCCAAGCTGAATTGATTGCTGCCGGGAAAATTGTCGCTGATAGTGCAGAATTTAACGATCTCTCCGCTCTCGTTGCTAAGATTAATAATCTGCTTGCTGGTAACGTCAGTGCTGAACTGGGTCATCTGATTGAACTCACAGCGCAGAATGTGCGTATCGATGAAGCTGTTATTAAAGATCTGATTGCGTCACAGATTACCGTGTCCATGCTGAAAGCCGGGGAAATCTCATCCGATCAATTTAACATTGTATCTGATGATGGTTCTATGACTATTGTTGGAAATACGATGCAGTTTAAAGATTCAAATGATATTGTGCGTATTCAGCTTGGTAAGGATGAAACAGGAAACTTTACATTCGTTCTGTATGATGAAACAGGAAAAGGTGTCCTTATTGATTCTGAGGGTATCAAAGAATCTGCCATTGAAGATGGTTTAATCAAGACTGATATGGTTGCTGATGGTGCTATTACAGAATCGAAGATTGATAAAACTGGAATGTTGGAATGGACTGATGAAGAAGGAAACAAAATCTTTCAGATTGGCAAGATGTACTTTGGAGATGAAAAATTCGAAGTCTCCTACAATCAAACAATCGAGAAAGTAAACCAGACATATGAAAAAGTTAAAGACTTAGCCAACCGGATCGGATCTATTTCTATCATGGGAGATCAGATTTTTAAGGAAGTCCAAGGTGTCATGACTCCTGCTTCTATCACACTCCGTGCAGTCTGCCGGAATAATGTAGAAGTTGGAAAGTGGTACATTGATGATGTGGAGAATACAGAATATATATCTGAGGATGGAATGTCGATTACGATTCCATCTTCTTTTATGTCAAAACGAGATTCTGCGGTTGTGAAAGTGACTGACAGCTTAGGAGATCTTTATGATATTATGACGATTTATCGAATTTCAGACTCCGAAGGTGTCGCCGGACAGGCTGCTATTTCTATTATTATCACAAGTGATAAGGGTACTGCATTTAATGATAAAACTACAATCAAATCTACCGTATGTACCTGTACGGTATATGAAGGAGTCCAGGAAATCACCCCAAATTCTTATGGTTGGATGATGGCGAAAAATGATGAATCTACCTGGACAACGATTGGAACAAGTAAACAAATTACTATCGACATTGATCCTACGGTTATTCGAAAGCGTATACGTTGCGATGTCGATATTGATATTTAGCAAAGGAGGATATTTTGGTAAGCGATGCAAATATAAAAAATGCGTTTGTGGAGGACGATAAGTTAGTTATTTCTACCCCCCCCCAGCAAAAATACTCGCAAGATACATTATTAGATAGCGAAGCTAAGAAAAATATTTTGGATGTGGACAATATGTCGAGCATTACTTCTACATCTAAAGTGCTTGTCAACGACAACGCAAAGTTGAAATAGATGGATCACAACAATAGTAGATGCAAGAATAGATACCAATATTTCTTTAGCTTCACACACTCTGATTGTAGAGTAATATCTCGTCATATTGGCACTTCCCAGGAGGTGTTTATATGGCAGATTTATCAAATACAAAAGACATTCCTACAGTGGATTCTACTCCTTCTGTGGCGATTACTGACAAAATCTATATTAATAAAGGCGGTAAACTACAACAAGTTTCGTTAGCCACCGCCATTGAAAGTAAGATTGATTCTTCATTATCAAAGAGCAAATTTGCTGCTGATGCAAAAGCTACTAAAGACGCTATTAGTAAAGTTGATTCTGACATCAAGGCGCAGAACCCGATCAGCGAAACTATCTTTTCCAATACCGTTACATTCTCTCCTACCGCCTATGGAAACGCCATCCCGGAACAGATTGAGGGGTACATCAAACAGGATACGACAAAAGGGTTACAGTTGTTTGATG